ATGTCGAGTTTACGTATCGGGACCCGCCGCGACGGGTCCACCTACACGCAGATTCTCTTCCGCGAGTTCGACCCAGCGAAGGGCCGGAAGGTGCAGTCGTCGCTGTCATTCGACGAGCACGCTGACGCGGTCCGGTGGCAGAAGATTCTCGATCAGGTCGGGCCCGAGCAGACGCGAAAGATGCTCGCGGTCGAGGACACCGAGCGGGCCAAGGATGTCGTGACGCTCGCGACGTTCGCGCCGACCTACATCGCCGGCCGGACCGGCGTCGAGAAGGCCACCCGCGACCGCTACACGTCCTATCTGGAGAACGACATGGGCGCGCTCGCCGATCTGCCGCTTGAGGCGCTGTGCGCTGCCTCGGCGGACGAGAACAGTCCGGTGCAAGACTGGGTCAACGACATGGAGGCCGACGGCGCCAGCGGCAAGACGATCGCCAACAAACACGGATTCCTGTCCGGGTGCCTCAAGGCCGCGGTGAAGCGGCGCCTGATCCCGTTCAACCCGTGCGAGGACACAAAGTTGCCGCCGCGCCACTATGAACCATGTTTCCTCGAGCCCGAGGAATTCGATCTCCTGTACGACGCGGTCCCGAAGCGCTGGCGGCCGATGGTGCTGTTCCTCGTCACGACCGGCGTCCGGTACTCGGAGGCGACCGCACTGCACGTGCGCGACTTCGGTGCCGCCGTACTGGATTCCAACGGCGAACCCGAGTCCTACACCTGCCGTGTCGCCCGCGCGTGGAAATACACCGGCACCGCCGAGAAGCGCCTGGGCGGCCCGAAGTCGAAGCGCGGTATCCGCACGATCAATGTGCCGGCCGAGACCGTCGCGAAACTCGGGCTGGAGAACCGCGCGGCGGGCGAACTGCTGTTCCCGACGCAGAACGGCGGCCGCATCTCGTCGCAGCTGTTCCACAACAAGTGCTGGCGCACCGCGGTGGAAAAGTTGGCGGCCGAGGTCGGAAAGCGGCCCCGCCCACACGATCTACGGCACACCTGCGCGTCGTGGATGATCAACAACGGCGCTGAGCTGACCGACGTACAGGGCCACCTCGGGCACGAGTCCATCACGACTACCGTCGGCGTGTACGGACACCTCGACCGCCGATCGGGCAAGCGCGCCTCGACCGCGATCTCGAAGGCGCTGGTACGCACCGCGGTTCGCGGGGGAGCAGCTTAGGCGTCACAGTGCCACGGCCACCGGTGGCCGACTTCGACGCCGACGCGCCGGACTTCGGCCGCGGTGAGATTGGTGAGCCGGATGCGCAATGTCGGTAGGTCGACCCAAAGTTCCTCAGCGATCTCCGCCAGATTCCGCGGGTCGCTCCACGACAACGCATTCGCCAGATCGAGCAACGTGATGAGTCGGCGTGCTGCGAGTGCGCTCACCGTTCGCTCCTCGATCGCCGCGAGGCGTGGCTCTGCGGGAAGGGGCCCGCGTTCGAGATGAATGAGCTCGTGAGTGAGCGCGCAGCGGCGGGCCGCTTGACCGAGAGCGCGGTCGATGTAGATGCCGTCAGTGGTCCAGGATGCACGCCTGCCAGGGAGTTTGTGTAGGCAGGTGACCGGGATGTGTGGATAGCGGTCACGCGCGTGACGCCAGGGATGCCACCGAGTACCGGAATGTCCCATAAGGCCCGATTAGAACATGCGTTCGATCTTGGTAGCTAGAGATTGGCCCGAATTTCACTGATGGAATTCCGGCGTTTCCTGGCTAGTGGTGCATGATCTGTAGTAGCTGTTCGGCGGCGTGCGGCACGTTGTCGACGTCGACGATCTCTGCGACCTTAAACATCGGGGTAAGCATGGAGTCGCTGCCCATCTCGTCCACCGCCTCGCTTGAATAGAAGGCGATGAAGTTCTGTGCTGCACCAGCCGCCCGGGCAGCATTCGCCCTTGCGTAGAAGTCGTTAGCGATCATCTTCGCGTGGTCGACGGACACCTGATGTAGCTGGAGCCGGTCCATCAGATGCGTACGGCCGTTGACGTACCTGTAGTTGAATTTGACAGTGTCTTGCGGCTCGGCGGTGGTCTCCTCGCCCCAGCGCGCCGGTACCTCGATCTCTGGCTGAGGAATGATCTCCGCCAGGGTCAGCGCTTGTTCTACGCGGTTACGTAATAGCTTGGCCCAGGGCTCGTTCGAAATGGTCTCTCGCACAACAAGTTCTGAGTAGAGATGCGAGAGGACCTCTTTAGGCTCCCCAAAAAGCTCGGTGTATCCCCCAGGGACCACACGGAATTCTGCGGGATGTCGACGCTGGAAGCGGAACAGGTCATCGAGTTCGCCGCGCAAGATCCGGATGGTCAGATAGCCGACCCAAGCCTCATAGCCATCTTTCGACAGCTCGAACTTCCGCAGGGCACGGCCGTTGATGTGGCCGTCCTCGCTAACCGCATATAGCTTGAGTAGCCACTGACCATCTGCCCGCATCGCGACGCCGATGTTGCGTGGTTCTTTGCGTCGCATGTCGGGGATGTACTGGATCAGGTGCCACATCGCGTCCATCGTCAGCACCTCCTCAAGCCAGGATGTCGAGCTGCTCCACCGGACCCGTGCCGTCAGCCTTCTGGACAAACCTAGATACCAGTGACCCTATCCCGTTGCGTCGTCGGATAAGCACCTTCTTCAGGATGGCGGCACGTGCCTTTGTGATCAAGCCTCGATCGTTGGCCTCATTAAGCGCCAGGTCGACGACGACTTCAGACACGGAACGGACGTGCCTTACCCAGTACTGGACATCGTCGTTGTTGAGCGAGGCATCGCGGAAGCAGTGGTAGCCGAGCAACGGTGTCGGATGTGCGTGCAGGCTCTCGAATCGTTCCCCCTGCCGCCCTGCCAGTGCGTTCTCGTGATCGATCAACCACATTCCGAGGTTTTTGTGGAACAGAAAGTTGTCCTCGTGCCTGTCCTCGTTCAGCACCCAGCAGTCGAAGACCAACGCACCTGCGGCAGTTGAGCTATAGGTGGCGACGATCTCGGACAAGAGTGGCGGCGGCGGTGTTAGACCGGCATATTTGATCTGGGGAGTAGCCCAGCACAGCCGACGGTCGGGATGCGTGGCTACTTCGCCGGGAAGCACTGGTAGGCCGAGCGCAGCGGCGAGGCGAGAGCAGATCAGCTCGTTTGCGACCATGCATGGCATGTCACCGTCCTGAGCCTTAACGTGCACGGTGGCCTGCCCCCACCACGCCTCGAGGCTACCGCCGTGCTCGTCTGTGATGACGTCATATGACTGAATGTGAATGCCAGGCTGGTGATGCTTCATCGCCCCTCAAAGTCCTCGTCGTCTGCCCGATCCTCGATCCCATCCTCGTAGTCGTCGGGCGGGATGTCGGACTTGTCGTGTGCCCAGGCGGCGAGCTCGTTGGCGGGATTGAACGGTGGCATCGAGTCTCGGCGCGGGGGTGCAGCAGTCGACGTGAGCCTGGCGTTCCTGATCGCTGTCAACTTGTCTATATCGGCGCCGCCATCCGCTGAGGTTGGGATCTTGTCGACAACCACCAGTTCGACCAGATGGCGATCCTCGTTCAGGAACCCTTGTAAATCCTGCTCCGCCAAGTCGGCGCGGAAGGTCGACGGATTCGCGACTGCTAGGTACACGATCGTGCGAAACGCTGATTCGTCAGCGATTCCTTGCAGGACGAAGCTCATGGAGCCGGGATGTCGGCTGAGGATGTGTCCGACCTGTTGAGCCTCGGCGTCTCCGCCAATGGGGATGTTGCCATGCATCCAGCGTGGAAGGTTCATTGTGTAGACGCCGCGTGCGTCTTGCTTCGGGGGATCCGACCACCAACTTCGCAGCCAGGGCGTGTCATCTTCGCTGTATTCGGGGCCTGGGTCCCAAGGGGGAGTCCACGGCCTGCCCTGACGGCGGTCCTCATCCATTTCGAAGATTTCTGCTAGTTCATCCTCGGCCTCGTCGACGCTGATCTCGCGAGCATGGGCGTACTCATGCGTCAATCGTCGGGATTGCAGTTGAAGGCGTGCCCACTGGTAGTACAGCTCGGCGGTGTGCCGGGTTGCCTCATTCTGGGCGGCGAGGGCGGCGAACGCGACTTTCGGATCCACGCCGGCTAGGAACGCAATCGCCTTAAGGGTCTGGTCTGTTGGTGTTGAGGTGTACGTGCCACGGCGGATTCGGTTGAGGGTTGCGTGCGAGACCTCATAGCCGGCCTTCTGGGCAATATCGGCGAGCCGTCGGCCGGACGCGCCGTTATGGCGAGCAGAGGCTGTCTCGACCAGTTCGTCGAGCGTGGGCGTTTCGGTCATGGCGGAAACTGTTCCTCGTTCGTCATCGGTCGTGTCAGGCTCGCAAACAATCTCCATGACAAGTGGAACACGAGTCATGCGTGTTCAGGCTAGTCAATGACTACTTGTCACGTTGACAAGTAGGTGGCTCATGACACATGATCCACTTGTCACGCCAACGATTGGGGAGCAAGATGAACAAGCGAACTGCCCGCAAACGCCCGCCGACGCGACGAAAGGAGGTCTGGATGCAAGTCAAGGATGGTGGCCAGATCCGCCGGTGGCGAAAACAAAGACGCTTCAGCCAGCGCGAACTCGCATTTCTGGTGCGCCGGACCCAGAGCACGATCTACCTCATCGAGACCGGGAAACTTCGGTCTATCAGCGAGGACCTCGCAGTAGCTATCGCATCGAGGCTCGATGTCCCATGGGAGGACCTCTTCGAGGCTCATGAGGTTGAACCCATGGCCGCACTGACACATGACACACGAGCCGAGAGTCATCAGCTCACCGCGTAGACGAAACAACCCCCGACGAGTCCGGGGGTGGATGCGAGTTCAAGACCAGAAAGGAATCGTCGATGACGCACTCTGCCGCGCTCGACCTCACGGCAGCCGGGGCGCGCGACCAACGCAACGCACTGGCCATGCGGGTCGACGTGCTCGACAAGGTTGGCGTGCTGCGCACCTTGCCCGACGACTTGCACGTCATCACCGATATGGTCGCCGAGTTCTACCAGGTGGACCGGGAGACCGTTCTCACGGTCGTCAAGCGCAACCGCGACGAACTCGAAGACGATGGATTCCGCGTCATCGGCCGATCCGAAGTCACGTCCATTCTGAACGTGACTCCCGACCAGATCGGAATGTCCCGCACGGCGCCGAATATGAGCCTGTTTCCGCGCCGCGCGGTACTGCGTGTCGGCATGCTGCTGCGCGACTCCGCTGTCGCCCGCCGCGTCCGCGACATGCTGCTGGATATCGAGGCCGGGACACGTCCAGCGGCACTCACCGAGGACGAGATCATCCGCAACGCGGTCGCGATCCTCGATCGTCGCGTCGTTGCCCTCAGCGAGGAAAACCGTGCACTCACAGCAAAGGTCGCGGAGGACGCCCCGAAGGTCAACTACGTCGAGCTATACGTCGCTGACGCGGACCTGTTGAAGTTTCGGATCGTCGCGGCTGCAAACGATGTGGGGGAGGAGTGGCTGCGCGACCTCCTCGTTGCGAAGGGCTGGATCTACGTCGAGACCGAGTCGCGGTGGTCGAACCGGAAGGGCTGCATGGAGATTCGGCGCCGCTATTCCGCGTATGCCCATAAGCGGCAGTACTTCCGCCCCGTCGAGGTACATGAGGCTCCCCGTTTCCGGGGGGAGGTCATGCACACGCTCAAGATCACTCCAGTCGGCGCAGAGGCTATCTCGCGGCTGATCATCCGGGAGCGCGCGGCATGACAACTCCCACGGACCTCCGCCTATACACCGTTCCCGAAGTGGCTGAGCTCCTCGGACCACATGTCACCGACGAGTGGCTCACCAGGCAATTGCGTGCGCGGAAGATCCCCGGCCGCAAGGTCGGTCGGTACTGGATGCTGACCCGCGCCGATATCGAGGCCGCTATCGAATCGATGGCGCGCCCCGTCATCGCTCCGAAACCGGATCCCTCCGGGCTCTCTCGCGGTAGCCGCCGCGCCCTAAACCGGCGGATGGGGGCGTGATGGCTGACCTCAACTTGTTCGCAGCGTTTGTCACTGGCTCCGTGATGTATGCGTACGCGGGGCTCGTATTGCTCGCCGCTGCAATGGGTTTCGCCGAATCGTCCCTGTGCGGGATGCGGTCGCCCAGCGCGGGTGCAGATTCCCTCGCGCTGGGCTGACCGACCAACCCAATTCCCGGCGTTGCGTGAGCTCTCACCTCGCACATCGCCATCAAGAAATAGGAGCATATCCGATGGGTAGACATCACGTGGTTTCCCAATCCCGTTGGGGCACACTGCTGCGCCGCATCACCGGCCGCCGCCCCGCGCAGCACGCCTACGACCCCGGCACCCAGCTGCTGCGGGCACTCGTTCCGCCGCCCACCGAGAACCCGGCGGTCGCCGAACTGTTCGACCCGCCGACCGACAAGCTGCCGATCTACGCGCCGGAGGTGCCGTCGTGCTGATCAATCACGGTGTCGACACCATCACCCCCCTCGCCGCGGCCCCCGACCTCACTCTCGCGGTCGAGTTCCAAGCCGGACCCGGATTCCTGATCACCTCCGACGCCGCGCTGCACCTCGCGCAGCAGCTGCTCGCCGCGCTCACCGACGCCGGCAAGCTGCCGCCGCCGAACCTCGACGACATCACCGCGGTCAACGTGCTCGCCGAAGCCGCCGACGACTTGCGGTTCCTCGGGCACCTCGACCTGGCCGACCGGCTGCGGCACGTCATCCGCAGCCGATTCGCCGCGGTGCCTCGCCACGATCTCGACGTCGCGGTTGCGCAGCACCTGATCGGCGGTGCCCGGTGATCATCTTCGGACACGCCTACACCATCGCTGGCCTGCTGTTCCTCGTCGCTGTCGCTTACGGCCTGGCGCAGAACGCTATTCGCGAGCGCAACGCAGACCGCAACGCGCGACCGGCCGAAACCCGGCGCCGCCAGGCGGCGCCGTCCATCGAACCGCACCAAGACAGAAAGGCCGCGTGATGGCCGAATGGCGACAGGACGCGCTGTGCCGCGCCGATCCCGACCCTGACGTGTTCTATCCGGACCCGAGCGACCAGTCGCGTGCGCTCGACGCGAAAGCGTTGTGTGTGGTTTGCCCGGTGCGACGCGCATGTGCGGAGGACGCCGCCGACCGCCACGAAAGATTCGGAATCCACGGCGGATTCCGAACCGATGACCCCGACGAATGGGAACGACTGCACGTCTATATCGGTCGCCCGGTGCCGCCCCGCCGCACTCCCGAGCAACAGGCTGTCCGCTGCTCGCAATGCGGCACGGAATTCGTCGCGCGCGAGCCTGATGTCGACCAGTGCGGGCCCTGCAAACGCGGGTTGGTACCCGCTGAACCGTCTATCGCGCGGGTCCGGGAACTGCGCGACGCCGGATGGAAGTTCGGCGAGATCGCAGCTGCGGCGGGCGTGAGCTACTCGACCGTGCAGAGCCTTCCGCGGCCCGGTCGCGAATGGGTGAGCGCAGATGCCGAGAAGCGAATCCTCTCGATCGAGGTCGCGCCCGAGCAGGCAGGGGCGGCGTGATGGCCCGATACCGAGACCTCGACAAATGCGCCGAGGACGCGCTCGCGCTGTGCTCGCGGGTGCGGGAAAGCCCGCCGCAGCACACCTACCGCGTCCTCGCGCACCAGTGCCTCCGCGACCCCGAACGCATGGCGCAACTGCTCATGACGCTCGCCGTTTTCGTCGACCCCGTGACCGCCACTACGGGCGACCTCGCGCGGACCGTCGGCCGGATCACCGCGCCGGCCGCGCAAGCCACCCAGCGAAATCAGGAGACACCGTGACCGACTCGCCGATCGTGAGCGCCGCAGACCAGCACAGGATGCAAGCCAAGGCGGCCCTGCACCGCGCGCCGAATCTGGCTGACAGGGCAGCAATCAGCACGCAAGCCACTGCGCACGCATTGCTGGCGATCGAAGCACGCCTCGGCGAGCTGGTCGAGGAACAGCGGATTCGGACCGCGCTCGGAATCGTCGGGATCGCGAGCGACAGCAGCGCCGCCGGAATCGAGTGCGCCTACGTTCTCGCCCGCAGCGTCGCCGATATCGGTGTCCGCGGCATCGCCGACCTCGCCGACGAAATCGCGCGGGCGCATCGCACCGGCGACACCGTCGCCGACGCCACCGACGACCCGGGGGAGAGCAACGCATGATCACGGTGGTTTGGTTGTGCGGCACCGGCTTCGGCGACCGCATCGACGGCATATCGCAGGTGTTCGCCGACTGCCTCGACCCGACGCGGTTCGAATTCCAGCCCGTGCCGTACCCGGCCGACTACGGCACCCGCCTGTCGTACGCCGAGTCCGTGGCCCGTGGCCGGTTCGCTCTCGCGTCCGCGATCCGCAACGCCCCCGGCCGCGTCGTGGCTGGCGGCTACAGCCAAGGCGCCGGGATCGCCGGCGATGTGGTCGCCGAAATAGGTCGCGGCGAACGGCCCGGACTCGAGGTCGACGCGTGCGCGCTGATCGCCGACCCACGCCGCCCGCGGCTGACCGGCCTGCCGGATACGGCACCGGCACCCGGATATGGCGTGAGCGACGAGCGGCCCGTCGATGGCATCCCAGCCTACTGGGCCGCCGCACCGGGCGATCCGATATCGGCTCTGCCCGCGGGCAATCCGCTCCGCGGTGTCGCCGACGTGTCGGAGTACTTCACGATCGCCTCACCGGCCGACGCGGTGAAGTGGGGCGAGGATCTCGTTGCCCGCGCGAAGGCCTGCCGCTGGCAGCGCTGGTGGTCGCTGGAGAACTGGCGCGACTGGGGCGGCGCAATCGAGTACGCGTGGAACTACCTGCAGCCGCCGGTCGGCGGTGGCCGCCACACCGCCGCCTACATCGAGCTCGGGATCGCCGCCAGGCTCGCCTCGACGATCAACCGGACGGTGCGCGAGTGAGGCCACCGTTCCCGTATTTCGGCGGCAAAATGTCGGTCGCAGAACGCATCGTCGACCTCCTGCCGCCGCACGGCCATTACGTCGAGCCGTTCGCGGGCTCGCTGTCGGTGCTTCTGGCGAAGGCACCGAAGCCGTTCGAAACGGTCAACGACCTTCACCAGGAACTCATGACGTTCTGGCGGGTGCTGCGCGACCGGCCGACCGAGCTGGCCCGCGTGTGTGCCATGACCCCGCATTCCCGTGCCGAGTACGCCGCCGCCGTTGACCTCGCCACCGAGGACGAACTCGAATGTGCCCGGCGCGTGTGGGTTCGCTTGTCGCAGTCCCGGTCGGCGACGCTGCGGCGCACCGGATGGCGGCACTACGTCGACCCCGCCGGGTGTTCGTCGTCGATGCCGGGCTACCTCGCCGGCTACGTGCAGCGGATCGCCGCGGCGGCCGACCGACTGCACTCGGTGAGTCTGGAATGCCGCCCGGCACTCGAGGTGATCGAGTCCTACGGCCGGTCGCGTGAGGTGTGCCTGTACGTCGACCCGCCGTATCTCGGATCGACACGCAACGGCACGAACTACGCGCACGAGATGCCGGCAGCGGCCGACCACGAGCAGCTGATCGAGGCATTGCTGCGCGCCCGTGCCGCGGTCGTGCTGTCCGGCTACGCCTCCGAGCTATACGACACCGCGCTCGCCGGGTGGTCCCGCGTGGAGATCTCGACATTCAACGGCAACGCCAATAGCGGCACCCGGACCGAGATCGTGTGGTCGAACCGCGAGATCGGCCATCCCACATTGAATTTCGAGGAGGTGCTGTAGTGGCACGCGACCACGCCCGCATATGGCTGTCGATCTGGGAAGACGACGATTTCCGGGCGCTGCCGAAAGAGTCGCAGCACCTGTATTTCGTGCTGCTCACCTCGCCGAGCCTCAGCTATGCCGGCATCGTCGATTGGCGACCCGGCCGGATCGCGAAGAACGCCGCCGGCTGGAAGGCCGACGAGGTGCGCTCCGCGGCGGGCCCGCTGATTCGCGGGCTGTACATCCTCGTCGACGAGGACTCCGAAGAGGCGCTCCTGCGCACCTTCATCCGGCACGACGGGCTCATGAAGAACCCGAACATGGCGGTGTCGATGGCGCTGGCGTTCGCTGATGCTGCGTCGCCGGAGTTGCGGGGCGTGATCGTGCACGAGCTGAGGCGGCTGCACGAGTCCGACCCGGACCTCAAAGGGTGGGCGAAGGTGGCGACTCTGCTCGACCGCAAGGCGATCGATCCCGCGACTTACCCTCTCGGTTGCCCCTCCCCGGAAGGGGTCGAAAACGGTGTCTCCGAACCCTTCCCGCAGGGGGTCGGTTACCCCCTAACGGAAGGGGTTCCGCAGGGGGTTCCATCAGGGGTCGGTCAGCCCGTCGATTACCCCCTCGATCATGGGCTCGCTCAGCCCGTCGACCAGCCCGAAACCGAACCCGTCGAACAGGGGATCCCGCAGGGGGTCGGCTCCCTACCAGCTCCTGCTCCAGCTCCTTACTCCAGCTCCATTGGGGGTTACGTAACAGGGGAACGTCACCAGGCGACCGCGCCCGAAAGCATCGACCCCCCACCGCGATACCACCCCGGCCACGACAGCGGATACGTGACCGACTGCGTCGACTGCGAACGCACCGGGCAGGTCTACGAACGGTGGGTAACGCTGCGCCTGGCCGACACCGAACCGCCCCGCGTCTGCTCCCGCCACCCCGAGGGCACGCTCAACGCCTGCCGTGACTGCGCCACCAAGCGCACGGAAAACGACCAGTGGCACCGCGACCGTCGACACCGAGCCGCGGTGCGTGAATCCGCAGAGGCTCGCAAGGCCGCCGACGAACGCGCCCGAGCGATCGCCAACTGCGGCATGTGCGACGAGACCGGCTGGGACCGCACCCGCAATCGCTCGTGCGACCACGACCCGAAGGCGGCCGAGATCGACCGCGACGGCGCCCGCAAGGCCCGAATCGCGATCTGCCGCATGTGCGACGAGACCGGCCACCGCGCCGACGGCACCGAGTGTGACCACCGCAAGCCCACAGCGCCCGCCAACGGCTTGCCCTTGTCCGCCCCCGCGGACACCCCCGATCGCGAGCCCACGGCCCGCACAGCCCCCGAAAGGACCCACGCCGATGCGTGACACAGCCCAGAACCCCGACGCCATGCTCCGGGCCATGGTGCTCGTCGGCACCGCCCTCGCAGCCGTGACCGAACTCCTCGACCCCGAACCGCAGCAACCGCCGGTCGAACCCGCCAAGCCTGCCGCCGTCGATCCAGTCACCGAGTGCCGCGACGCGCTCGAGCTCGCCGCATGGTCCGCCAGCGACCACCTCACCGCCCACGCGCACGGACTTACCGCCGAATGCACTTGCGGCTGCGGACAGGTCGAGACGGTCGTCGGTCCTGATGTCCCGAACGCCGGCGCCGTCGCCGGACTCGCCGCGGTGGCGACGAACAACCTTGCCGCCGTGCTCGACCGGCTCGCTGACGCCGAAGCCGAACGCGACCAGGCTGTTCGCGAGGCCGACGGCGATCGGCAACTCGTCGATGTGCTGCGCGCCCAGCGGCGGGAAGCGCACGAGCGGCTGCGCGCGACCCGCGCGCACGCCCACGAACTGCACGCCGTGATCGCCGACCACGAACAGACGATCGTTGCGGCGCAATCGCGCATCGCGGAACTGCAGTACGCCCGCGACGCCCGCCTGGCCGAGCTGAACGCGGCACGTGCCTCCCGCGCCGAGGCCCAGCTCGCCGACATCCGCGCTCTCGCAAGCGGATGGGCCGAACAGGGAGTCGGCTCGTATGCCATCACCGCGCAGACCGCCTACCGGCGTGATGCCGGCCGCGAGATCCTCGCGATCCTCGACCGCGACGAAACCACCGCCAAGGGCGGCGCCGCGAAGGCGGCCGACGGTGAGTGATCCGATCAAGCCCGGCGACATCTTCCGCGACCAGCGTGGTCGCTGGCTGCTCGTCGACACCATCGTCGACCAGTCCGCAATCCTGACCGTGGTCGCGCAGCAGATCGGCGACCGCATCGTCGCCCCGATGCGTGGCACGAGCATGGCGCTCGACCGGCTCGTGAAACTCGACCGCGTCGACACCGCACCGGAACCGTCCGGCCCGGACTTCGCCGCCATCCACATCGACCGCACCAACCAGACCGTGCGACTCGGCGACGGCCCCGAACTCCCGTACCACATCGGCAGCTCCGGCCCCCGCATCAAGTTCGCCGACGACCGCACGGCCACGGTCACCATCACCTTCCGCACCGGCACCGTCTTCGAATTCGAAGGCGCCCGCCGCGACCCCGAGGGGGCGAACACCGATGCGTGACTGGGCTACATACCTGCGACAGGCGCCGGTCGGCACCGTCGTCTCGGATCGTGACGGCGACATCTGGACCAAACGCAACGGCAGCGCAAGCGAGGTCAGCTGGATCCGTACCGGCGGCGGCTGGGCAGGCCCCGCGGACATGGTGCGCTACGCACCCTTCAAGCCCCAGCAGATCACCGTGACGCGGCCGGACCCGAACAACCCGACGCCGGCGCTGATCGAGGCTGCCTACATCGCACAGGACGATCTGTCGAAACCGCCCGAGCAGTGGTCGATTCGGGCCGCGGCGGAAGTGATCAACGCCTACATCGACGCGCAGGGACACACCGAGGTGCACGTGCTCGGCCACCTGAGAGCGAGCCGATCGTGAGCGACATCCCAGAAGCGTTGGAACGCATTGAATCCACGCTCGCCGACATGATCGACGCCTACGCCGTCATGCGCGAGAAGTATGTCCGCAACCCCGCGGACTTCCATTCCCTGGCCGGCGGCGACCGCGACATCGCGCTCGAGGTGTGCGGAATCCGGCAGGCCGCCTACCTGATTCGGAACCACCGCGACGAAACCTCCGGAATGAGCCTGCCCACGTGGCTGCACGACGAGTGGGCAGCGAAAGAACGCGCGGTATCCGACCTACTCACAGCACTCGCCACGAAAGAGGCCGACCATGCCTGACACCAAAACCACCTGGACTCAGCAGGAACTCGTCGACGAGGCGCGGCGCCGATTCGGCGACGACCATTGGACTTGGGCGTTCCGCTGCCCGAGCTGCGGCGACATCGCGACCGCGCGCGATTTCCAGAATGCCGGGGCCGCCCCTGAACTCATCGGCCAGGAATGCATCGGCCGGCACCTCGGCGCATTGACGGGTCCGCCCACGACCGATGCCGGTAAGTCAATCGCCACGCGCGGATGCGACTGGGCCGCCTACGGCCTGTTCTCGGGCCCGTGGTCGATCGTCATGCCCGACGGCCACAAGGCGCCGTCGTTCCCGCTCGCCGAGGTGGGCGCCAATGCCTGAGCAGACACCCGAACCGCGCGACCTGGTCGCCGACGGACACATGGCGCTGAGGCTGGCGAAGGCCGGCGCATTCAACGTCTACGGCTGGGCTGGGGAGCACCTTCCCGCTTTCCTGGCCGAACTCGAGACCGCCCGCGCCCGCATCGCCGAACTGGAAGCGGCGCAGCGTGAACCGGTCGGCTACGTGGTCGGGCACCAGTACGACGACGCGACGCTGCTGGAGTTCGAACCGACGCACGTCGACCCGTTCGGCGACCGCGCTCGCGCGTACGGCTCTCGCGGCGAGGCCGAGGCCTTCGCCGCCAAGTGCGGACCACACGACCGCCGCACCGAGTTCGAGGTGTACGAGCTGCGGAAGGTGGTCGGCGATGAGTAGCACCGAACGCCCCGCCCTGGCCGACGTGATCGCCTCCGCGATCGAGTACGCCGCCGCGGCTGGCTTCGACGTCCGCGAGATCACCCCGGACGACTTCGCGCTCCAGCGCAGCCCCGACGGCTGGTCGCACGCCACGCATGTCGGCATCGAGTTCGTGATCACCGCGACCATCGACCCCGATGGTCTCGCCTGGACGAACGCCGGCGACATCGACTGGCGCGACCAGGACGACGACGAGGATTGCGACGACGGCGAGGGCGAGGACGACGAGGACGGCCTGATCAACGTGTACCTGCCCGGCGTCGCACCGGCGGGCGCCACGTTGCCCCCACCCGAGCAAATCGAGAACGCACTGCGCGCTGCCGCCGTCCGCGACGAGAACGGCGTCATCCGCCGACGCCGCGACGGGCTGTACATCGCCGCGGCTGACGTGACTGCCGAACAGCTCACAGCCACCATTGCTGCGCTGTTCCCTGGCGAGTCTCGGCGCGAACGCTCGCACCGAGAGCTCTACCAGCTCGCGATCGAACTGCTCGAATCCGAAGCGGCCGAGGCGGTGACTGTCAATGCCTGACCGCTACGGCGATGAACCCGCCGAACGCTGCTGCCGGAACGGCTGGCTCACACCGGAAGACGCCGATGTGCAACAGCCGTGCCCGATTCACCGCCCGCCGCGCACCCACACCGGCACCGACTACGAACCGACCCGACTCAGCGACCGCGCCCGCGCTGCGATCGAGAAAGCCGACGGCGATGAGTGAGCCGACCGAAAGCGAGACCGGCCAGTGCCCGCGCTGCAGCGGCACGTTCGCGTTGACGAAAACACGCACGATGGCGCCGCACTACCCGCCAAACGCGCAGCAGGGCACCGATGTTCGCATGGCGCGGTGCCCGGGCAGCGGTGAGGCGCCCCTCGACGATCAACAGCCGATCTGGAGGTGACCGCATGGTTGAGCTGCTGTTCGCGCTGATCCTGCTCGTCGCGCCCGTCGGCGCTACCCGCGTCGGCTGCCACCTGACCATCGGCGCTGTGTGGCTGGTCTACCGCGCCGCCCAGCTAATCAAACGATGGACGCAACGGGGCGTCCGGAGAGAGGAGCACCGGTCATGGACACCTACTACCAGGACGAGCGCGCCGCGATCTACCAGGGCGACGCGCTCGCCATCCTCGCGGAGTTACCCAGCGGGTCGGTCGACGCCGTGATCACCGACCCGCCCTACAGCTCTGGCGGCATGATGCGCGACGACCGAGCCGGAAGCGTACACAACAAGTACGTGCAGTCCGCGCAGGTCGCCCGCGGGACCGGCGGCGCGGCGCTGCCCGAATTCTCCGGCGACAACCGCGACCAACGCGGCTACGGATACTGGTGCTCGCTGTGGCTGTCGGAGTGCCTGCGCGTCGCCCGCCCCGGCGCGGCGATCGCGCTGTTCACCGACTGGCGGCAGCTCCCGCTCACTACCGATGTCCTGCAAGCCGGCGGGATCGTGTGGCGCGGCATCGTGCCCTGGTACAAGCCCAACGGCCGCCGCAACATGGGCCGATTCGCGAACCTCTGCGAGTACGTCACGTGGGGCACCGCAGGCCCCCGCGCGCAGGACTTCATCGGCGACAAGGCGCTGCCCGGATTCTTCCAAGTGAACACGCCCCGCACGCGCGAGCACATCACGCAGAAACCGGTCGAGATCATGCGCGAGATCGTGAAGATCGCGCCCGCTGGCGGCACCGTGCTCGACCCGTTCGCTGGATCCGGCACGACCGGCGTCGGTGCCCTGCTCGAGGGCCGCCGATTCGTCGGCATCGAACAGGTCCCGCACTACGCCGAGGTCGCCGCGCGCCGCTGCCGCCTCGTCCAGTTGCGCGCCGACGAGTCCGGAGACCAGGCTGGTTTCGACTTCACTGCTGGCGCTGGCGATTCGGAAACCGTCGAGGGCCCGGACGGCAGGGCGGCGGAATGAGCAGCGGACAGCGGCCACGATGGCCGGCGTACTTCCCGCGCATGAAAGACCGCGGTCGCTACCGCCGCCGCGGTGTCCGGATCGTGCTCTACGACGGGCACGGCGAGCCGATCTGGCCGCCCGTGCTGCTGCTCGACGGGGAGCCGCTTCGGATTCGGTTCGACAAAGGCGCCACGATCCGGTTCACCGGTTGTGCTTTCGACCGCACGCTCGACACGCGGCACGGCATGTGGATCGAGAGCGAACATGCCTGAAACCGAGACCCACGCGGCCACGATTACGCTGCCCTGGTCCGCGCCGCCGCTGTCGATGAACGACTCTGGTGCTACCCGGGGCGCCGTGTTCGCGAAGGCGCGCAAGATCAGCGAAATCCGGCTCATCATGATCGGTCTCGCGCGCAAGGCGAAACTGCCGAAGGGCGTCGAGCGGGCCACGATCACGCTGCACTACCGGCCGCGCGACAACCGGCCGCGGGATTCGATCAACCTCGCCCCGACCGTCAAGGCGATCGTCGACGGACTCACACCGCAGAAGTCCGTCAAGACCAGCCGCGGATTCAACGTCCACCCCGGATATGGGTTCGTCGTCGACGACAACACCCGCCACGTGTCCACACCCGAACCGATCATCCATCCCCCGGAGCGCGGCAAAACCGGCGCGCTCTGGCTCGAAATCGCCTGGGAGGCATGACCATGTGGACCGCGAACGAACTCATCTCGTACGAAACGCAAGTACTCGTGCCGATCGTCGTCGCCGAGCTCGGCGCCGCCGCATACGACAAGACCGGCGGACTCTCGACCGCCGGATGGGCACGGCTGCGCGAGCTGCACCAAACCCACAACCCCGAAGGAGACATCGACACTATGACCGACACCCAGATCGCCCACAGCTGCAGCACATTCGAGCAGATCGCCACCGACGGCACCGTGCTGCGCGCGCAAGTCGGCAGCGGACTGCACGGCGTCACCACCGGCGCCGACGACCGCGACGAGATGGGCATCTGCATCGAGCCACCCGAATACGTCATCGGCAACGCCCAGTTCGAACAGTTCCAGTGGCGCAGCAAGCCCGAGGGCGTGCGGTCCGGGCCCGGCGACCTCGACCTTGTCATCTACTCGCTGCGGAAGTGGTCGAGGCTTGCCGCGCAGGGCAACCCGACCGTGCTGCTGTTGCTGTTTGTGCCCGACGCCGAGATCGTCGAGCGCACCGACATCGGCGCAGACCTGCAAGCCCACCCCGAACGGTTCCTGTCGCGCCAGGTAGCGGCCCGGTTCGGCGGATACCTGAAATCGCAGCAGAATCAGCTCCTCGGGCTGAGGGCGAAGAAGCACACCAACCGCCCCGAACTGGTCGACGCGTACGGGTTCGACACGAAATTCGCGTACCACATGATCAGGCTCGGACTGCAGGGCGTCGAGCTCCTCACCACCGGCCGCATCACGCTGCCGATGCCCGAACCCGACCGCACGTGGCTCACCGAGCTCCGCAACGGCGAGCACACGAAAGACGAAGCGCTCGACCGCGCGAACGCACTGCTCGACCAGCTGCACACGCTCGCTGACACCGCCGATCTGCCCGCGCGCCCCGACCGCTCGGCGCTCGACCGCTGGCTGACCAACACGTACATGCAGTCCTGGACCGAACGGGGGATGCTGTGACCCAGAACGGCGATATCTACTTGTCGACCACCGGCCAACCCGGCGAATTCGACTACTTGTGCACTGTGAACGGCGCGACCCCGCAAATCGGTCTGCGGTGGGCAGGCAGCCGGCAGTACCGCGCCGGTCGCATCCTCACCACCGACAGTGGCGCGATCCACGCGCTCGCGATTCGGCCGATGCAGCCCGCGTGGGTGGTATGGGACGACATGTATCTGCGGATCACGGACTACCACATCGCGAAGGACGCGCCGCACACGATCGGATGTAGCCAGGGCGGCCCGTTCGGATACGCCGAGATCGACGGAAAACCGGTCGCGCTCATCGTGGTTGAGCCGTCGCCGCCGAGCGCGGCGCTCGATTGGTTCCCCGTCGAGCGGGCCCGCACGATCCGCGACTACCTCGGCGAGCCGGGCGATCACCTCGTCATGGTGCCCGACGACAGCAACCCGGGCCACCTCGTCACCTGCGACCCGTGGGCGCCCGAATTCGTCCGCGAGGGCGCGTGAGCGTGCCCGCCCCCGAACGGTTCGCACCGCGGTCGATATGCCCACGGTGCGAACGGTTCGACCTTCACAGCCTGCGCGCGCCGCGACCCAAACCGCGCCGCGGGCCCGTGCGTGTGTTCCCGGACGGGAGCGAGCTGCACCGATGGGACGGGATGACCGGACCCGACGAATCCATGTACGAAGTCATCCGCACCTGCCGGTGCGGCCACGAATGGGGCCAGATATGACCAAGGCTGATGTTCGGTGCGCCAGCTGCAAAGCCGCCGTGCCCGACAACCTCACGCTGTGCCAGCGGTGCGGCACCGACATCGTCGCCGATCTGCTCACCGTGCCCGCGCTGCTCGCCGAGCTCGCGGTCACCCGGGCAGGGCAAGCGAAATTCAACGGCGAACGCACCGGCGGCCGATCCGCCGAGACACCACTACCGATCCGGCCCACCAAGGGCCGCACCGCACTCGGGCTGTTCGCCGCCGACGTCGCGATCCAAGGCGACAACACGATCGCCCGACTCAGCACCGCGGTCGGGCAGTGGGCGCGGCTACTGGCCGAACACCACCGCGTCGATATCCCGATCGGCGCCCCCGGCCTCGTGCAGCTCGTCGCCAACGGCCGCGCCCGCGCCTATCTCCCCGAAACGTCCTCAGCGTGGCAGCCCACCGGCCGCACCACCGCCCGCGACCACACCGCCACCACCGCGACCCTCACCCGCGTCGACAAGGACGGCAACCGGCACTACCGCGTATCGCGCCGCAACGCCGACGCGCTCACCTCACCGGCCACCGCGATCGAGCAGGCCGCTATCTGGCTCGCCTGCCACCCGCTCGACCTCCGACGATTCGACACCGCCGGCGACCTCGCGTCCGACATCCACAAGGCGCTGAAACAGATCCGCGCCACCATCGACCGGCCGCGCGAGCCGCGGCAGATCGGACCGTGCCCCGACTGTGGTGTCGAGCTACTTGCACACCCCGACGAAGACGGCCAGCTACCAGCGTGGGTGCGCTGCAGCGAGTGTGGCGCGCAGCAGCACGTCCACACCGTCATGCAGGACGCGCTCGACTCAATCCGCAACCGGCTGTTCACAGTGCTCGAAATAGTGCGCATCACAGCGCAATTCGGCGAGCCTATTGCGAAACGCACCCTGCACCGGTGGGCGCAGGAGAACCGCGTCGAGGCCCGCGGCTACCTGCACACCGACAAGCAGTACGGCACCCGAATCACCGATCACCCCGTCCATCCGCGCGACCCGCGCGTCTACCGGCTCGGCGACGTCCTCGACGTCGCACAACGCGACGAGGAAGGATCAGCAGCATGACCGGCACGGGGGAGCGGCGAATCTTCGAGTCGCGGTGGGTGGCACCAGGTTCGGTCAGTACAATCGCCGGGTGAGCGCACCGGAGATGGTTCTGGAGTACATCAACGCCCTCAAATGGTGGGTACTCGCCGCCGGTGGCCTTTTTGTCTTCCGGAGCGCCATCTCGAAGCTTCTCAGCGAAATCACCTCGGGCGATATGAATTTCGGAAGCCTCGCCAAGTTCTCATTCAACCGCCAGGTCACTGACGCCGAGAAAGAGGCAGGCGCCCTCAGCAAGGCGGCGGCAGACAGTAAGCCGGCCGACGGCACCGCCGAACTGTCTGTTACGGCCACGATGACCGCCGAAGCCGAAGTGTCCAAGCCTATCGAGGTTCCGGCGTTGGACGAGGCGAAGCTGAGAGTGCACGCCCGTGTACCGATGTTCCCCCGGCCCGGCGCGGCTGCTGCTGCTGCGTTGACCATCGAAGAACGGCGGGCGGCCGAACGCCATCTCCTGCTCTTGCGCGCGTTCTCGCGGATGAAGGTCGATGAGGCATGGTTCCGCAAGGCCAAGACCGATCCTGCGCTTGCACTCGTCAACTCTGGTAAGAGACTCTTCGGCCTCCTGGCCCGCAGCGATGATCCCGACCCGTGGGAACTTCCCGAGCTATGGCCGGAAACCCCCGCGAACATAGTCGAGGTGTTGCAACAGTTGCATCGCCTGTGGATCAGCGCCAAGACGGAGCCGAGCCGCGTAACGCTGAACGCGGCATATGGGTATCGGAATGCAGCCTGCGATTGGGCTGGCGCGTACGCCGACTTCCTGGACGGTGCGCTGGCCGGAGTCGTGCGGCTGGGGACGCGCATGCTGTTGTCGGAGCTCAAGAGCGACGGAACGATCAAACGCCAGTTCGATTACACCATCGCCATTGACAGCGCCGCCGATCCCAAAAATACGCGCTATGCCTCGAGCCTGCCTGCAAGCCAGGCTCTGCTCGGCCACATAGTTGGCGACATCGTCGACACCACCATCGACGGCAAACCTGTGAAGGTTCGTATCCAAGCCGTCACCACAACCCGTCCCTGAACGTTAGGCGCTGTTGCACGCGGGCACCGTCCTCGTGAGCGACACTCCGCGGTTATGTGACACCTGCAGAGAAGACCCAGTCGGGCCAGGTGGAGTCATGTGCCCTGACTGCTTCACCCGTATCGCCCACACAGCAAGAAACGACCCGTGCGGATGGGTAGACGACAACTCGCGCTAAAGCGCGTCAGCCGATGCCAAAGTAGGGAACATCCGCAATCGGAACGGCCTGATAGTTCGGTGGGCGATGCAACGTCTTCTGCAGCCAGGATCGCGGACGCTCGTCCGACGCAACGTAGATGTGCTTCGGCAGACTCGCTCCACTGATGGCCGCCATCGTGAACACGTGGCCATCCTTGGATCCGGAGCCGACCGCGATCGTTGCGTTGTATGGCAAATTGGAATGCTGGCAGGGGATCCGGGACGCGTCGATAGACACTCCAGTGATGTCGTGGTCGGACACATTGACCAGCCGATACTTGGTATCCGACGCCTTTACCACTCGCCACACTGGGCCTCTAGCTATCCGGTTCTGCTCGCGCGCTGCATGAGCCTGGATCCGCGCGTAGGCCGCGCTGACGCAAGAGACGACAAGGGCGAGAAGGGAAACCGCCAAAGCGGCGCCAACCATCGGTTCTCCTCTCAATAGTTACGTCCGCGGTGAGCCCCCGTGGTGTGATATCTACCCGGAACTCGCGGAAGCTGGGCCATGACGGATGGAGGTATGGAGATCGTGACTGCTCAGGACGGGAAGCGCTTCAACTCGAAACACACGTTCGTCAGCAGCTCTCCCGAGGAGCGCGAGGCCTGGGAGCGGACACAGCGGGCGTGGCTCGCGCACGGTGGCGTCACCGAGTTCGAGGTGATGCATGACGACGCGAGCGTCACCATCCAGCACTACTTCACGGCCGAGACGCCCGAAGAGTCGGTCAGCTCGCCGCGCGACGACGCTTCTTCGTCGTAGCGCCCTTCTTCGCGCTGACCTTCGGCGCGCTGACCTTCTTCGCGACGTACACCCTGCCGGCGGGAAACGCGACATCGGTGCGTCGCGGCGCGAGCTGCGCCACCCGCTGCGGCGACAACCCCAGCAACTGAGCCGCATCGCGCTGCGTGATCCCCTGTCCGGTTAGGTTCTGTGCGACCTTGGCCAGCGTTTCCTGCTCGGCGCGTGCGGCCGCTTCCTTCGCGGCCCGTGCCTGCGCGAGCTCGTCCAGCAGCCCTTCGGTGCCGGCGACACGCAGGTCGATGTCGATCTCGTCCTCGGGAACGTCGAGCAGCAGGGCGACGACTTCGCGGGCCATCGACTTGGCTTCCTCCAGGTCGCGCCCCTGAGTGACGCCGACCATGTTGGGCGGCAAGCCCTCGATCTCGACGGCCCACCACCGGCCGTCGCGAGTGGCGGTGGCGTTATAGGTGGTGGTCATTGGTTACCCGCTTCCTTGATGATCGCCTGAGCGGTGCGCTCCGGGATGTCGGCGTGGCGTCCGACAGGGAACTGAACGTTGCCGAGGCGGTAGATGTCGTGCCGGTTGCCGTGGCGGACGAACTCAAGGCTGAGCCCGCGGGCGTCAGCCAGTTTCTGCAGCTCCCGCATCAGCTTGTTCTTCTTCACACGATAACTCTAACACGATTAGAGTTCAAATCTCTAGTTGGATTAGAGAAATTCGACTAGTGACAGCGTGGCGCCCCATGCTCGTCGCAAACTTCCAGCTCATGTACAGTGGCACTACAAAATCCCGCTGACGACCCGACCCCAAAATCGGAAACCGGCAGCGCAGCGGCCCGCTCGGGCTCCAACCTACGCCCACCCTGACTCCGTCGCGGTGGGCGTAGCTGTATCCCCAAACTTGCAGCGCGACCACGTCAAACCGGGTGACTGTGGCCCGGCAAGCACACCCAAAGAGCGAGCGTGCAAGCCCGGGACCATGCCCCGGGTGGTGTCGCTGCGTCCAGCGCTGCAACCCTCCCCGAAACCGAGGTACCCGCAATGGATCTCGCCGCTCTGGTGTGCGCCCTGCTCGGCCGACACACCGCCCCCGCTTACATCGCGCCCTTCCTGTGGGAGACCGTGTGGTGACCCGACTCGTTGCCTGCTGGCTACGCAACCTCGCCGATCACATCGACCCGCCCCGCCTGCCCCACATTCGGCGCGAGCCAATCAAGGTCGCGGACTGCGACGCCCTCGCCCGGTACTGCCGCGAGCGCGACCCGAAAGACACCGCTCGCCTGCCGGGCCGCTGACCTCACCGCGCCGCCCAGGCCGGTGACGATCCGAGAGGAAACGATCATGCTGCTCAACGTCCTATCCGCCGGTGCTCAACTTCTGCCCTGGCACGCAATCGGCAGCGCCATCGGCGGCCTGATCGGCGACGCCATTCAGGCCGCGCTCCGATGACCCCGACCGTCGGGAGCGTCGTTCACTTCCAGCACCCTGACGTGGGAACGTGCCCGGCGTTCATCACTGCGGTAACCGCCGAAGGCGGCGTGTACCTGACCGTGTTCCCGCCGGGGTACACGTCGGGCCCGCTGAACGACGCATACAACCAACCGATTGCCGTGCCGTTCGCCGAGACCCCGACCGATCGGCACTGGACCTGGCCGCCGCAAACCGAGCAACCGGACGCATGACCGTCATCGCTGCCGTCGCAGCCCAAGGCCGAGTGGTCATGGGCTGCGACACCGCATCCGACCACAACGGCACCGCGCTCTACACCAGGCTCGGGAAGATCGGCGGATTCAAGACCACCGACGGTGAGACCGTCCTCATCGGTGGGGCAGGCCACGCCGCCATCATTCCCACGCTGCAACGGCGCCTCACCATCGACGGCAGCCCGCGCGAGCAAGACGAGATCGGCGCCGAAGGATGGGCGAGCGCAGTCGCCGAAGCGATCACCGGCGTACTCGCAGACGCGAACCCGCCGCTACTCAGCCCCGCAGGCGAACACGCCGCATGCCTCGACGGCATCCTGCTCATGGCCTGGCGGCAGTACCTGTGGGTTGTCCAGACTCACTCGGCCATCCGGCCGCACGATGGCATCGCCGCCATAGGTTCGGGCCGCGACATCGCACTCGGCGCCATGCACACTGCGCTCGACTACGAAGCGCAGCCCTACGACGCAGTGCACAGCGCCGTGCGATGGGCGGCCCAGTTCGACTCGGGGTGCGGCATCGACGACCGCGGGCCGATGCTGTGCACCACCGACTGGGCCGAGTAGGCCGATGGCACGGGCCCGCCTCCATACGTGCTCGGTAACTGGATGCCCTCGGCTACAGCCTGGCCCCCGGTGCGCCGAGCACGAGACCGAGCGAGGCCGGCACCTACGCCGCACCACCCCGACCAAGGCGACCCGCGACTACCGCGAGCAGCAACGCCGAGCCGCCGCGGTCCGGGCACACCGAGCGCGGCGCGGAGACTGGTGCCCGGGCTGGCGACGGCCGCCTCACCCGAGCGCGGACCTGACTGCCGACCACATCACCCCGGTCGCCAGCGGTCGGCCCGATGGCCCGCTGCAGGTGCTCTGCCGGTCCTGCAACAGCCGCAAGCGCGACCACTGACCCGGTCAAATCGGACATTCCAGCACGATCGGCCGGGTATTTCCGCAGGTCAGAGGGGTGGCCGCCAGCCCAGGGGGGTGCCCCCGACCCCCCGACGGCGCTTCGCCCCGTCTGAGGTCGCTCGGTGGTGCGGAGGGTTCAAAAGTTTTCAGTCGCCCGAATCCGGCGTCCGATTCCGCTGCTTCGGGATGAGGCTGACGATTCCGAGCACGGCGACGAACAGACCGAGCACGACGCCGATCGGCTCGCCGCCGGTAAGGCTGATCAGGAACAGCAGCAGACCGACGGTGATGATCACCGCATCCATGAATCGTTTGTAAGTCACTGAGACCCCTCGGGATTGGTCGACCCGCGTCGCGATGGCGCGGATGCGTTGCGATCAATGTCGGTGTCCGGAATGTGGCTGTTACCCCCTGCCCGGCGCGAGGCCGGTCGGGATGTGTCTTGTCCGGGCGGCGCGATGCTGCCGGGAGGAGGTTGACCGATGCCGCGTGGTGGTGCCCGCAATCGCAGTGGGCCGCAGCCGGATCCCCGCTCAGGCCGCACCGATCGCCGAGGACTGGCGTTCGTCCAGTTGCCGGCCGAGGGCTACTCCGGTCCTGCGCCGGACTTCCCGCTGTCGCGGCCGAAGGCCCGCGAAAAGCAGCTGTGGGCGAAGGTCTGGACGTATCCGCAGGCGGCGCAGTGGGCGCGCGAACCGTGGCGGCACGAGACGATCGCGATGTATGTGCGGTGGAAGGTTCGCGCCGAGCAGCCGCATGCCGCTGCTGCGGACGCTGCCGCATCTCACCGGTTCGCCGATCAGATCGGTCTCACTCCGGCTGGCCTGCGTGAGAACGGTTGGGAGATAGCGGCCGACGAGGTGGCCGCGGCCCGTACTCAGCGGGAGGCGGCGCCGGTCGAGACCTCGGCGCCGCCGGAGCGCCGGTTGAGGTCGATGCCCGGTGGGGGCAGCTGAGGAAGGCTGGGTCGTCGATTTCCCGACCCTCGGCGATATCGGCGAGGCGTGGATTCGACGGCACTGCCGACAACCGGACGGCTACCGCCGCGGCGCCGAATTCCGTTGGTCGGATTGGCAGTTCTGGTGCTCAGCGAACTACTACCGCGTCCGTCCCGGCGTGCAGTGGACGTCCGATGACGAACCGCTGTTCAACCAGGCATTCGTCTATCGGCGTGCGCAGGTCGTCGCGCCGCAGAAGACGGGCAAGGGCCCGTGGGGCGCGTCGATGGCGTGTCTCGAAGCGGTCGGACCGTCACAGTTTCTCGGCTGGGCCGAGGAAGGCGACGGGTACGCGTGCTCGGACTGGGGTTGCGGCTGCGGCTGGGAGTACCCGTATCTCCCGGGCGAGCCGATGGGCATGCGTCACCCGTCGCCGGTCATCCAGCTGACCGCGAACAACGAAGACCAGGTCGGCAACGTCTACCGGCCGCTGACCGCGATGATCCGGCTCGGTCCGCTCGGCGACCTGATGGCCGTGCGCGAGGGCTTCATTCGCATATTTGGCGGTACTGGCGGCGAGGACTTCGACCGCATCGACGCCGTCACCAGTTCGGCGCGCGGCCGAGTCGGCAACCCGGTGTCGTGGGTGCTGCAGGACGAGACCGGCCTCTACACCAAGCAGAACAAGATGGTCGGCATCGCCGAGACCCAACGCCGCGGCGCGGCCGGCATGGGCGGGCGAACCCTCGAGACAACGAACGCGTGGGATCCGGCCGAGAACTCGACCGCGCAGCGCACCTACGAATCGAACGCCAAAGACGTTTTCAGGTTCTACCGGGAGCCGCCGAAAGCGTTGTCGTGGAAGAACAAACGCGACCGCCGCCGGATCCTGAAATACGTCTACGAGGGCTCGCCGTGGGTGAACCTCGACAGCATCGAGGCCGAGGCCGCCGAGCTGAACGAGGTCGACCCCGCGCAGGCCGAACGATTCTTCGGCAACCGACTCGTCGCCCGCGCCGGCACATGGCTGCCGCCCGACCTGTGGGACGCGGCGTATGCCCAAGCTGTGGCTTCCTAACCCGCCGCCTGGCACCGCAATCTGTGTCGGGTTCGACGGTTCGGAGAACAACGACTGGACCGCGCTGCGGGCCGAGACCCGTGAGGGCTTCCAGTTCACGCCGCGATACGGACCGGATAAGCGGCCGACGATCTGGAATCCGGCCGACTGGAATGGCAGGATCCCGCGCGGCGAAGTGCACGCCGCGGTCGCCGAAGTATTCGAGACCTGGCGGGTAGCAAGGTTTTACGCCGACCCGCTCGACTGGCGCAGCGAGATCGGCGACTGGGCACTCGCATACGGCGAGGAACACGTCATGGAGTGGGCGACAAACCGAATCAGCCCGATGTACTTCGCGATCCGGCGATTCGAAACCGACCTGACCACGCGGCGCATCACCCACGACGGCTGCCCGATCGCGGCCACCCACATCGGCAACGCCCGCAAGGTAACGAAACCGGGCGACAAATACGTGCTCGGCAAGCCGGCTGATCACCAGAAGATCGACACCGCGATCGCGTCCATCCTCGCCCACGAGGCGGCATCGGATGCGCGCGAGGCGGGCTGGGAAGACATCGACGGCCGCATGTTCTCGATGCGATGACATAGGAGGTGAGCGCCTACATGGTCGAGCTGCGTACAACGCTCACCGACGACGAACGCGACATCGTCAACCGGCTGAACGCGAAGTTTCACCGCCTGGTGCGCCAGGACGAGAGACACCGCGCCTATTACGGGGGAACGCAGCGGTTGAAGCACCTCGGTCTCGCGGTGCCCGAGGAGCTTCGCATTCTCGAGCTGGTTATCAACTGGCCCAAGATGTACGTCAAAGAGCTCATGCGGCGGCAGAAGATCAAGAGCATCTACCAGCCCGGCAGCGACGGCAAAGGCCCGGCCGACATGGCGCTGCAGGAAGGTTTCACCGCGAACAACCTCGCCTCCGAAATCCCGGTGCTGTGCAAGGAAAACCGCATCTACGGGCGAGCGATGCTGTCGGTCGGCGCGAACGAGGAGGACCCCGATCATCCGCTGATCCGGGTCGAGTCTCCGCGGCAGATGACGGTGCTCGTCGATACCCGGAAACGGCGTATCGCCGCGGCGCTGCGGCAGTACTACGACGAGGACATGAGAGAGCGGGTGGGCACGCTGCTGCTACCCGACAAGACGCTGCAGATCGTGATGCGCCAGGGCGTATGGGATCTCGACGTCGTCGGCGACGACACCGGTGTCGACGAGCACAGGCTCGGGCGCGTACCGGTGGTGCTGGTGCTCAACGATCGCGAGACGGGGAAGTGGGACGGCGAAACCGAGATGGCATCGGTCATGCCGATCACCGACGCGTGCGCGCGGACGCTGACCGATCTGCAGTACGGCGTCGAGACCGTGGCCATGCCGAAGCGGTACGCGCTCGGTTTCAGCAAGGGCGATTTCGTCGACAAGGACGGCAACCCGCAGCCGGTGTGGCAGACCTACCTCGATGCGCTGTGGGCGACCCAGAAGAGTCCGAAGGACGCCCACATCGGGCAGCTGCCGGGCGCGGACATCTCGGGATTCCACAACACCGTGAAGATGTACGCCGAACTCGCGTCCAGCGTGACCGGCCTGCCGTTCCGGTTCTTCGGCCAGAACACCGCGAACCCCGCCGCGGAGGGCGCGATCCGGGCCGACGAGTCCCGCATCGTCTCCAACGTCGAGGAATCCAACACCGAGATCGGTATCGCGCTCGGCTGGACGATGGCCCTCTACGAGCGTTTCCGCACCGGGGAATGGCCCGCGGCCGGTCTGCCGATCGCGGTGGACTGGCGCAACCCCGCGACCCCGACTCTGGCCGAGGAAGCCGATTCCATCGTCAAGAAGACCGGCGGCACACCAGTGCTGTCGCGTGAGGGCGCGTGGGACGAAATGGGCTGGGACGAGCCGCGCAAGGCGCGCGAGCGCGGCTACTTCGCCGCCGAGGCCGAGGCCGATCCGGTCGCTCGGCTGGCCCGTGACCTGAACACGAACGGTGCGGGCGATGCCACCGCTGCTGCCACCGGCGTCGGCTGAGTACTACTCCGAACAGCGCGACATCACCGCGAAGGTCCTCAAGGCGGCCCGCGATATCTGGGGGCGTCAACCCCCGGCGGAGTTCGACGAGTGGTTCGCTGCCAACGCCGACCGGCTGGTCGCGACGATCACCGCGGGGCAGGCGAAAGCGGTCGACGGCGCCGACGACTATGTCGGGCGGGTGCTCGGCCAGCTCGGCACCCCGGTCGACCCCGATGTCGGTATCGACACCTCGCGCCTGATCGGTATCGCCTCCGACGGCCGCGACCTCGAGGGCCTGCTGTACGGGGCGATCGTGCACGCCAAACACAATGTCGGGCAGGGCTATTCGCCGTCGCTGGCGTGGAAGAAGGCCAGCGAGACACTGCTGCAGTACACGCAGACTCAGGTCGCCGACGCGGCCCGCGTCGCATCCGGGCTCGCGATCACCGCCCGACCCCACATCGGTTACGTGCGGCTGATCAACGTGCCGTGCTGCCCGCGCTGCGCGGTGCTCGCCGGCCGCTGGTACAAGAAGGCGTCGTTTCTGCGCCACCCCGGCTGCGACTGCCGCAACATCCCCGCCAGCGAGGACGTCGCCGACGATCTGACCACCGACCCGCGCGCTTACTTCGACAGCCTGTCGGCCGCGCAGCAGGACAAGCTATTCGGCAAGGCCAGTGCCGAGGCGATCCGCGACGGCGCCGATATCTCGCAGGTGGTCAACGCCGAGCGCGGCATGAAGGTCGCCGGTGTCTACGGCCGCGAGCTCGCAATCACCACGGAGGGCGTGACTAAGCGCGGCATCGCCGGCAAGGCGATCCGGGCCCGTGGCCGCAACGCTGCGACCACGCCACGACTGATGCCGGAAGCGATCTACGAGATCGCTGAGGACCGCGCCGAAGTGCTGTCGCTGCTGCGCAAGAACGGCTACATCTTCGACGGGCAGCCGAAACGGGCACCGAAGCCGACCCCGAAACCCGCTGCAGCCGAACCCGCGCCCGCGGTCGAGGCCACACCGGTCGAGACACCGAATGTCGGCGAGCCGGCGCCGAAGCGGAAGGCGCGCAAGACCTCACCGTTCGCGGGGCAGTCGACCGCGGACTTGGAGGCGCGGATGTTCGCCAAGGCCGAGGCCGGAATCGTCGACGACGAATTCGACGCTCTCGCCGCCGAGATCGACCGCCGCACCCTGCGCGCGCAGGTCGAGCGGGAGCGCCGCGCGACAGCCCGGGAGACGAAGAACCGTACCGCGGACTCGACCTACGAGCAGCTGCTCGCGCAGGGCGTCGACGACGAGGAAGCGATCGAGCAGGCATACGGCGTGCCGGTCGAGAAACAGCGCCGCTACAACGCCACCTCCACGCTGCGCAGCTGGGGTTACGAGGGCAAGAGCCTCGACGCTCAAATCAGCGCGTGGCACAAGGACGAGGCGTATCGGGCGTGGCTGCAGGCCGAGAACGACACCAACGGCTACATGCTGTCCAAGGCGGGCGAGAAAGCCGGCACCGACCCGCGGCGACTGTGGTCGATGCCCGAGGCGCAGGCACGCAAGCACGCCAGCGAAGAACTGCGAGCATGGTGGGATGAGCACGGCCGCGTGACGAAAGCCGAGCTGAAAGCGCAGCTGCTCGACCCGACCGAGCTCGCGCGGATCCAGTCGAGCAGAAGGGATTTCCTGACATGAGCGCTCAGGAATACCTCGACGCCCGTAACGCCGGACGCGCCGCATTCGACCGCGGCGAACCGACCACCGCGAACCCCTACGCCGCCGCGGCCCGCGCCGGGCTGTCGTACCGCGACATCGTCGTCGACGGCGCCGATATCGCCGAGGCGAACCCGAAAGCGACCCGGCTCGCCCGGTTGTGGCTCGCTGGCTGGCAATCCGGCCGCGACGCCGACGAATCGTCCCGCAGCTAAGCGGGATCCGCGCACCGCCCCGCGCACCTTGGGCGGCACCCCTAATCGTCCCGACCGGCGCGAGGCCGGCCGGAATCTCCGCGACGGAGGAACACCAGTGGATATCAAGCTGCCTACGCACCCGGTGTGGGGACGCGCGATCGGCCTCCGCCGAAACGGCGCACCGATCTACCTGATCCAGGGCGGCTCGGGGGAGGGCGAACCTCCCGCCGATGGCGGCCAGGGCAACGACGCGACAACCGGCGAACCCGGCACTACGTCCGGTGAGACCGAACCGCCCGCCGACTCAACCGAGCTCGGTGAGGGCGGCAAGAACGCACTCACCGCCGAACGGGCAGCACGCAAGGCAGCCGAGAAGGCGCGGCGCGAAGCCGAGGCCAAGCTCAAGGCGATCGAGGACGCCAACAAGACCGAGGAGCAGCGCCGCGAGGAGCGCATGCGCGAGCTCGAGAAGGACGCCGCGAAGGCAACCCGATACGAGGCGGCCAACGCTGCCGGTCTGCCGTTGTCGATGGCCGGACGTCTGGTCGGCGACACCCTCGAGGAACTGGTCGCCGACGCCGAAGCGCTCAAGGCCGAACTCGCCGGCGTGAAGCCCGCAGAAACGCCTCCCGCCCCGCCGATTCCGAAGCCGGACCGGCGTCAGGGCGGCGGGCAGAACAACGCCACTGGTGGATCAATGGCGGCCGGTCGCGACGAGTACCGGGCGCGAAAACAACAGAAAGCCAAGTAATCCCACACTCTGAAAGGAGGGGCGCACGATGGACCTCAACATCAAGACCGACATTTTCGGTCAGGACGATCAGTCGTGGCTCGCCTCGGCCGAGGGTACCGACCGTGCACGCACGATCACCCTCGACCTGTCCACCTTCACCCCGGCCACTCACTACCCCGAGGGCTGGATGAAGTCGGGCTACGCACTCAAGAAGCTCGGCAGCGGCCTCTACGGGCTGTTCAGCCCAGGGGACGAGTCGGCCGCGGTGATCGCCGGTCATCTGCTGACCGCGGTCAAGGTGCCGGCGGGCCTGACGAAGGTGGCCGGTGCCCTGCACTGGCACGGCGCCGTGATCGTCGCCAAGTTGCCCCACACCGTCAACGCTGCCGGGCAGGCGACTGCCAAGCAGATCACCTACTTCTGAGAGGAGGCGTAACCGATGGCACTCGTGATCAATTCCGATTACGTCAAGCCGGCCGAACTGACCGGTTACGTCCGCGAAGCGTTGGCCGACATGCCGGTCAACGACCTCGCGATCGTCGACAACCTGTTGCCCGACACCATGATCGACGACGTCGAGTTCCGGGCGAACATCACTCAGCGCGGGTTGCGCCGGGCTGCTCAGTTCCGGTCGTACGACACCGAGGCGCGGATCACCGGCCGCAAGGGCATCACCCGAATCTCGGGCGAGCTCCCGCCGATGAGCGAAAAGCGGCGGCTCGGTGAATACGACCGGTTGCGGCTGCGCAAGGCCGACACCGCGATCCGCGACCTGATCTTCAACGACGCGGTCGAACTGGCCGACGCGCTGCGGACCCGGATCATCATGGCCAAGGCCGACGCGATCTACAACGGCAAGGTCACCCTCGCCGAAAACGGTCTGTCGCTGACCGCCGACTTCGGTCGCGCGCCCGGCAACACCGTCACCGCGGCGACCAAGTGGAACGTGACCGGCGCCGGCGCAGCCGACCCGATCAACGACCAGGAGTCGTGGTTTGCCACCTACCGCGCGACCAACTCGGGAAACCCGGCCCGCGCGATCACCTCGCAGCGCGTCATGTCCGCGCTGATGCGCAACGACAAGATCCGCGCCTACTGCCTGCCGCCCGGCTCGACGCAGGGCGTGGTGACCCGCGACCAGGTCAACGCGCTGTTCACCTCGTTCGGGCATCCGCCGTTCGAGATCTTCGACGCCCAGGTCGAAGACGCGGCGGGCAACGTCACGCGACTGTTCCCCGACACCGCGGTCGTGTACGTGCCGGGCTCGGGCGTCAAGATCGGCGAGACCGCGTGGGGCACCACCGCCGAGGCGCTCGAACCCGACTACGGCATCGACGAGACGGACGCGCCAGGCATCGTCGTCGGCTCGTACATCGACGCCGATCCGGTCGCGCGGTGGACCAAGGCGTCGGGCATCGGCATGCCGCTGCTGCTGAATGCGAACGCCACCATGGTTGCGACGGTGCTGTGATGGCATCGCTCAACACCACCGTTCACGTCTACGACGACACCGGCATCGCGCATGTCTTCGGTCCCGGAGCCGAGCCGCCGGATTGGGCGATCGCGAAGATCACCAACCCCGATGTGTGGGCTGACGAGGACGAGGCACACGCCGAGGACTCGGGCGACGGCCAGGGCGACGGCCAGGGCGACGGCCAGGGCGATCCTGCCGTCAAGCCGGTCGACGAGTGGACCGTGCCGCAACTGCGCGAGTACGCGCACAAGGCCGGCATCGATCTCGGCAACGCCACCAGGCGCGCCGACATCCTCGCGACGGTCAAGGCGGCCACTGTCCCCGCTCCGGACGGCGACGCCCAGGCATGACCAAACCGCCGCTGTTCGCAATCGAAGACGTGCAGGAGTACTCGGGCGAGACCTATACCGATGCGGCCGAGATCACGCAGGTGACTCGGTTCATCGCTCGCGCGTCCGCGCAAATGCGGTCGAGCGTGGCCGGCATCGACGAGCGACTCGTCGACGGCCGCCTCGACCCGGAGACGGTCAAGGGCATCGGCGCCGCGATGGTGCTGCGTGCCCTTGACACCCTTCGTCGCGGAATCCGCGTCACCCGAACCGAATACCCCGAAGTCTCCGAGTCCTACTCGGACGGCGGCGACGCCGCGGCGAGCCTGGTGTATCTGACCGCCGGTGAGCTCGACGAGCTGACCGATACCCCGGACACGGGTGAATCGTTCACCATCCGAACCGGGCGCTACTGATGGCATTCCGTGAACGCTGGACCGTGCTGCTGCCCGGCCCGGTGACGACCGATCCCAGTACAGGCAACGCGATTCCGGGCGAGCCGGAAGAGGTGCCGTGGACCGGTCTGCTGCAGCAGCGGATCATCACCGCGCCCGAGCAGGAAGACCTCGGCGGCGGCGTCACTACCGAGCGGCTGACCCTGCTACTCGATCCCGGCCTGCCGGTCGCGCTCGAGCGGCGTGCGGTGCTGCGGTTCGACGGGCCCGCCGGTGTCTCCGACATCGTCGCGGTCGGCGACACCATCACCGTGCAGGGCACACCCCGAGTCCGCCGCCCAGCGCGCGGATCCCGGCGGCCCGCGTATATCGCCGCGATCGTGCGGCATTCGAGCGATTTCCAGAAGGAGTAACCCATGATCGCCACATGGACCGATGAGAACGGCGTGACCCACACCGGCTCTGCCGACGGCCGCGCCTACAAGCGGCACAAGGCCGAGCAGGCGAAGGCCGCCGCGCATCCGAGCGAGCCAGTCGGCACCGTCGAGAGCGGTCTGATTCGGGCCATCCCCGAACCGCTCACCGAGGCAGCCGAACCGGCGTCCGAGGCCGCGCCGGCTGTCGAGCCGACCGCGGTTGCCGAGCCCGCTGCCGGGGTCGAGCCGCGGAAGCGCAGCCGATAGCCGATGGCCGGCTCGGCACGGCTGACCATCTTCGATGGTGTGGTCAACGGCTCGGCGCGGGTGCTGTCGACGCCGCGGCGTCGCGAGATCGCCAAGGAGATCGTCGAGGAAGCGCGAGCGACCGCGCCCGTGCTGACCGGCGAATTCCGTGACGGCATCCGCGAGGACATCCACGGCAACGACGTCGATGTCGTCGATGACGACCCCGACGCCATGTACAAGGAATACGGCACGTCGGACACGCCCGCGCATGCGACGCTGACCGACGCTGCCCGCAAGCACGGCCGGTATTCCGGTTGGCAGCCGCGAGGGCGCCGCCGATGACACCGATACCGTTCGCGCCCGGTGCTGTCCGGGCGTTCCTGATCGCGCAGCCGAAATTCACCGCGATGGTGTCGGCGGACGCGATCACCACCCGCGAACTGCCTGCCCCGCTCACCGGTGCCTGTGTCACCATCCGGGCGCCGGGCAACGTGGGCGAGGACCCGCTGCTGCGAAAGCCGCTGGTCCAGGTCGACGTGTGGGCACCGAAAATCGAAATCCTCGGCGGCACAACCGACCCCGAAGAACTCACGTGGGATATCGCGGCGCTGGCGGGCGAGCTGCTGGCCCGCGCGAAGCCGCAAGAGTTCCGGGGCTCCGGTTGGAATGCCCGATGGACCGACGGCCCGATCAACATGATCGACACCAAACGCGGCCCCGACGATCCGCTGTACCGCGCGACGATCCGCGTGGAACTCAAGATGCGCGCGCCGCGCCTCTGAAAACCATTCCAGTGCAGCCTATTTCGTGCTGCGCGCAATTCCCTCCGAGGAGGTAGTCATGAGCGTTCACGCTGATCCCGAAAAGGCGTATGTGTGGCTCGACGGCGACGGATACCGTGCGCCGGCGGGCACCCTGCTGCCCACCGACCCGTTCGCCGATAACCTGGTGTCCGGCTCTGTCATGTGGGATGCGTTCGGCGGCATCGAAGCTGGCTTCGAGCTGAACGGCACCCGCGACGTCACCCCGAAAAAGGTGTGGAACCGCCGCCGGGCGCCCTACAAGGTGGTCAAGTCGCCCACCGAGGAGCGCATCAAGCTGCGGTGCGTCGACTACTCGGTCGCATCGACGCTGACCGCGCTGCAGGGCGGCAGCATCTCCGAGACGTCGCCCGGCTCGGGTGTGTTCCTGTGGAACGCCGGCGACGACGAGGACTTCGCGTTCGTCGGTGTCCTGCGCGACGAGGACGGCAACGCCGGTTTCTACTCGCCGCGCGTCACCCTGACCACGCCGCCGCCGCGGACCTTCGGCAAGGAAGACCTCGACGGGTTCGAGTTCGAGCTGCTCGCGCTCGATCCGTTCGTGCCGTTGACCTCGTGGAACCCGCTGTGGGGCAACTTCGTGGTGACCCTGCCCGCGGGCACCACCGCTGGCACCTTCACCCTCGGGTTCGGTGGGCAGAACACCAGCGGCATCGCCTACAACGCCGCGAACTCCGCGGTGCAGACAGCGCTCGAAGGGCTGTCGACCATCGGCACGGGCAACGCGACCGTGACCGGCTCGGCGGGCGGCCCCTACACGGTGCTGATCAAGAAGCCCGGCCAGCTCAGCGCGGACGGCTCGGGCCTGACCCCGTCCGGCACCGTGTCGGTCGAGCAGGGGTAATCAGTGGCGACACAACGCAAGTCCGGCGCCTCGACGGCGTCGACCTCGCGGCGCACGGCGCGGCCGGCTACCCCGGCCGCGCCTGTGGCGCCGGAACGGATCGGCATCCTCGACGAGCTCGGCGTCGACGGCGGCGACCCGCAGCCGATCGCGCTGCTCGGTGTCGAGTGCGACGTGCGCCGGCGCTTCACCGGCGACGAGGCCGCCATGTTCTATCACCTGCTGCTCAACGACAAGATCGATGAAGCGCTGACGCTGATCACCAGTGCTACCGACGGTCCGGCGCTGTGGGAAAAGATCCGCGTCCTCAGCCCCGACCACGCTGCGCGGGCCCTGAACCGGATCACGGCGATATCCGGGATCTATCCCGAGGGGGAACCGTTCGCGCCCCGGCCCTTGCCGAGCTACTCGAGCCCGGCCGCTGGGGCGCAGCCTTCGCCCGAGTCCAGCACTACTACGGACTGAATCTGCGCGCGGCTCTCGCCGAGATGCCGCACCAGGATGTCGCCGCGCTGCTCAAGGATTCGGCAGCGCGCGACACCCAATCGGCCCGCGATTCGGAGAACATCGCGCGCCTGGTCGACCGCCTCGACTATCTGCTCAATTTCGACTACGTCGGCGCCACAACAGATCCGGATGACCCCGACGTCAAACGCGAGCGTGAGCGCCGCAAAGAGGCCGGCTTCAAACCGCCACCGCTGCCGATCCTCGCGCCGGTCGCGCTGCGCGATCCGGACGTCACCGCCGAGCTCGCCGAGCGCGCTCGCGCCGAGCACCAGAAGTACGAAGTGCCCCCGCCCCGCAAGGTCAGTTTGCGGGAGCTGATGGCCCGATTCGACGGGAGGAGGTGACCGCATGGCCGGTGGCCGGATCGACATCCTCGTAGCGCCCGATACCCGCGAGTTCGCGGGCAAGTTGAAGCGGGACCTGCAGCCCGCGATCGGGGCGGCGACCGCGCTCGGTGGCGCGCTGGGGCTGGCGTTCGCCGGCACGGCCGCATTCGGCCAGATCATTCGAATTGGCAACGATTTCACGACCACGCTCAACACGATGAAGGCGGTCGCGAACGCGTCTGCCTCCGAGATGGCCGAGGTATCGGAGAAGGCCAAGCAGCTCGGCAACGACATCACCCTGCCGGGCACCTCGGCCAACGATGCCGCGGCGGCGATGACCGAGCTCGCCAAAGGCGGGTTCAACGTCAAACAGTCGATGGACGCGGCGAAGGGCTCGCTGCAGCTGGCCGCCGCCGCCCAGATCGACGCCGCGCAGGCCGCGACCATCCAGTCCGCGGCCCTGCAAGCGTTCGGGCTGCAAGCCTCCGACGCGACCCGGGTCGCCGACGTGCTCGCCAACACCGCCAACGCGTCGAGCGCCGAGATCACCGACGTCGCATACGCGTTGCAGTCCGGCGGGGCGGTCGCCCACCAATTCGGGCTCACGGTCGAGGACACCGCGGCGGCGATCGGTCTATTCGCCAACTCCGGTATCAAGGGCTCCGACGCCGGCACCCTGCTCAAATCGGCGTTGCTGGCGCTCACCGACCAGGGCAAGCCCGCGCAGCAGGCGATGCAGTCGCTCAACCTGACGGCCTACGACGCACAGGGCAAGTTCGTCGGACTCCACAGCCTGTTCGGTCAGCTGCAGGACGCATCGAAGCGGATGACCGACCAGCAGTACCAGGCCGCGACCGCGACCCTGTTCGGCAGCGACGCAGCACGGTTGGCCGGCATCGCCGCGGAGAAGGGCGCCGCGGGCTACGACGCCATGCACGACGCCATGTCGCGGCAGGGCTCGGCCGCCGACGTCGCGAACGCGAAAATGCAGGGCCTGCCCGGCGCGATGGAGCGGATCCAGAACGCCGCCGAGGGCATGGCCCTCGAGGTGTACGACCTCGCTAAGGGGCCGCTGACGGCATTCGCCTCCGGCGCGGCCGATCTGATCAACGACGCGACCCCGCGCCTGGTCGACGGACTGCACACCGCGGCTGACGGCGCGGTCGAGTTCGGGCGCGCGGTCGCGCCCGTGGTGAAGTTCGTCGCCGACCTCCCGGCGCCTGTGCTCGCCGCGACCGCGGCACTGGTCGCGCTGCGCGCCAGCGGAATCGGCAACACGCTCGGCACCCAGGTCGGCAACGTCCGCGACAAGTTCCGCGGCTTCAACGAAGAGATGGCGGTACAGCAGCAGCTCGCCGCCCGCAGCGGTGTCGAGCTCGGCCGCTACGGCGCCGCGATTGCCACCCTCGAGGCACGCGTGCCCGTGCTGTCGAAGATGGGGGAGGCGTACCGCAACACCGCGGAATCGGCGACCGTGTTCGCCCGCACGCAGGGCACCGTCGCCGCGGCATCGTCCGGGCTGCGGTCGGCGGCCGGCGGTGTGGTGTCGATGCTCGGCGGACCGTGGGCGCTGGCGATGACCGCCGGTGTCGCCGCGATCACCGCGAATATCGAATCGGCGATGTCGGCGAAGGCCGCGCAGCGCGCACTCGCCGACGCCACCGCCCAAGGCGCAAGGGCGCAGGCCGATTTCGCGAAAGCGGTCGGCGCCGCCAACGGCGGACTGTCACAGCAGGCGGTGTCCGCGGGTTCGGCTGCGGTGCAGGCGAGTTTGAAGCAGATCACCGAGCTCGGCGAGCGCGGGCACAGCTCGATTGAGAACCTCGGGCATCTGCTCGACAACGTCTCCGGCAACGCGTTCGGCAGCAACGACGCGTGGGAGAAGGAGTACGACAAGGTCACCGGCGCGACCGAGCAGTATGAGGCGCTGCGCAAGGTGATGGGCGACCTGAAGCTCGACATGAACGGTGTCGGGGAAGTGGTCACCCAGGGCGGGCCCGCCTACGACAACCTCATCGCGAAACTGGAAGCCACCGGCGACGCCGGCAAACAGGTCGCCGCGACGTTGAAGACCGCGCACGATCAGCTCGCCGAGGCCGCACGCGCCGCGCAGACCGCGAGCCCCGGATTCTTCGACCTGTCCGCCGCGGTGAAGATCCTCGCCGACCAGTCCAGCTCGGCCGCCGACCGCATCGACGCCATGAAGACCGCGCTGCAGGTGCTTTCGGGCAAGCCGGTCGCCGTGCAGGACGCACTCGCGAAATACAACCAGCAGGTTCGCGAGACCGCGCAGGCCACCGTCGACGTGTGGGACAAGACCCAAGGGTTCGGGCAGGCGCTGATCGGGCAGGGCGGCCAGGTCGACACCGCCACATCGAACGGCCAGCGGCTCTACGACTCGCTGACCAAGATCCGTGACGCGACGATCACCGCGGCCGAGGCCGGCGCGAACATGGATCCGATCATCGCGCAGAACGGCAAGCAGTTCGAACAGCTCGCCGCCTCAACCGGATTGAGTGTCGACCAGGTCCGCGTGATGGCCGAGCAGCTCGGCTACCTGCCCAAGGACATCACGATCCTCGCCCAGCTCAAGGGCGCCGACAGCGTCGAGCAGCAGCTCGTCGTCGTCGAGGGACTGCTGCGCACCAACGCACAGGGTGTCGACATCCCGGTTACCGCGCTCACTGCCGAAGCGCGGGCCGAACTCGACCGTACGGGTGCGAAGGTCGAGGAGGTCAGCGGCAAGCCCGGCATCGTGCATGTGTCCGCGCCCGACCTGGCGGCCGTGATCGCGAAGCTCGACGAACTGATCAACAAGAACCTGCCGGACAAGACGCAGCGGATCAACGTCGAGTACCAGACCCGCGGCGAGGCACTCACGCAGCAGGGCAAGCCGTCGGACTTCGTCGGACCGGTCACGGTCGCGCCGAAACCGCGCGCCGACGGCGGTATCGACAACCTGCCAGGGCAGGCGACGGTCTGGTCGGCGCAGACTCGCTACTACCAGGTATCCGAACCCGAGACCGGCGGCGAGGCATTTATTCCGCTGGCGCCTGCGAAGCGGGCCCGGTCGACCGAGATCCTCGGCACCGTCGCATCGCATTTCGGGTACGGGCTGACGCCGATGGCCGACGGCGGAATCGCCATCGACCGGACCATGACCGCATTGCGCGCCGAGGACGGCAAGCCCTACCAGTACGGCGGCGTCGGCAACCCCTCGTGGGACTGCTCGGCGCTGGTCTCCTACGCCTACGCACTGCTGAAAGGGCTCGAACCGCACGTCCGCTACTTCACCACCGAATCGGATTTCGGCGCACTCGGATTCCTGCCCGGCTCCGACCCCACCGGCCGCGGGCTGCAGATCGGCGTGTACCGCGGCGGGGGCGGCGAGTACTCGCACATGTCCGGCAAGCTCAACGGCACTCCGATCGAGTCGAACTCGTCCGGCGTGCACATCGGGCCCGGCGCAACCGACCCGGGCGACTCACAGTTCCCGCTCAAGATGTATCTGCCGGGCAGCGCGTTCAACCCGCCGGACAACAGCAGCGGCCGAAAGAGCAAGCGGCGCAAAGAGAAGTCGTGGGACGAGTCCGACGAACTCGAACTGCAGTCGGCGATCGTGTCACGCGACAAGGCCAACGCACAGGCCGCGAAGGACGCCGCCGACCCGAAGAAGGACGCCAACGACAAGAAGCAGGCGCAGATCTCGGCACAGCAGGCCGAGCTCCGGGTCAAGGAACTCGAGCAGAAGAAGTCCGACGCGCAGGGCAGCGGCGGCGACGTGCCCGAAGCACCACCGCTGCAAGGGAACCTGACCGACGACCAGATCCGGTTACAGGAACTGCACCAGGCCGTCGAGGACGCCAAGTTCGACCGCGACGACGTCTACGCGGACCCGACCGCGACCGAGGCCGACCGGCACAAGGCCGACCTCGACTATCAGAAGGCGATCAACGCCGAACGCGCCGAGATCAAGAAACAGCGCGAGGAAGCGTGGGGCCTCGGCGGCAGCAGTACCGGCGGACCGGTCGCGCTGCTCGGCGAAGCGGTCAAGTCCGCGGTGACCGGCGCGGCCGGTGAGGCGCTGTCGGCGATCGGTCTCGGCGGCGACATCGGCGGCACAACCGGCGCGCTGATCGGCATCGCCGCGACCGTGGCCCAGAAACAGGCCGCCAACGCTGCCGATGCGGCACCGCCCCCGACGCCGGCGCCCGCGAGCGACGACGAAATCCGGGCGCAGGGACCGGTCACGCCCGGCACATACAACTGGCTGCCGCAGCTGCTCAAGACGTTTCAGCTCCCGATGGTGCTGCGCGACCAGGGCGGCCCGCTGCCGCACGGTGTCGCCGCGCTCAATCTCTCCGGCGAGGAGGAATACGTGCTCTCACCCGGCGACCTGCGCAACGCGCGCACGCTCGCGGCCAGCCGCGCCCCGGCGCCCGCACCCGTCCACAACATCGACGGCAGCGTGACGATTCAGAACCTCAACACCGGTATGTCGGCGGGCGAGTTCCGGCGCGAATGGCGGCTGATGCAGACCGATCAGCGCGACCGCATCACAGGATTGAGCCGCCGCGGATGATCCCACCCGACGACACCCTGATCGAGATCGAGGGACCGCGCGGCCAGATGTGGACCGTCGCCGGTGAGGGCCAATGGGATCAGGGCGTGGCCCTGGCCGACGAGGAGGCCGGCACCGACTTCGACGGCATGTTCGACGTGCCGACCACCGCGCTCTACAACAGCACGGCATTCCAGATCGGCGCCGACTTCGACGGCATCCGCGAAGACAAATACGATTTCGTCCTCGCGTTCGAGATCGAGCCCGCGAACGGGCTCACTGTGGCGCAAGTCGATTCGCTGTTCCGCACATCGTTCAGCTTCAAGCGTGACTCGAAAATCTGGGTGACGGCGAACAAGTCGCGCCGGCATCTGCCGGTGCGGCTCGGCGGCAAACCGCGGATCAAGTCGAACAACGACCCCAACTCCGAGAAGGGGCTGCGGGCGCTGATGCCGCTGGTCGGCCGCTACCCGCGGTGGATCGAGGCGCCGCAACCGTCGTCGTTCTACACCGAGACCGACACCACCGGCGGCGGCACCGAGACCGGGTACGTGTGGATCGACAACCCTCTGCCCGAGGACTACGACGCGTGGCCGATCTGGGAAGTGCAGGCGTCGTACGAGGGCGTCACGGTCAAGCTGCCCGACTATTCGTTCGGCAGCGATCTGCACGAGCGCGCCGAAGAGGACGCGCTTCGCAAGGTGCCGCTCGCCCCGCTGCATCTGGGCGAGCATCTGCGGATCACGACCGACCCGATGAGCATGGGCGGCCAGTACAACACCGCCACCAAGAGCGAATACGCCGGCCGCATGAACGGTCTGCGGTTCATGTACCCGATCCCGGGCGGCACCCCGCGCCAACAGGTCCCGATCACGGTGACCGGTGCGCCGAAGAACACCCGGATCCGGGTCACCGTGCCGCGTGAGTGGCCCCGCCCGTGGGGGATGGACGAATGACGCTCGTCGCCGAGGAAATCGATTTCGACGCCGTATTCGGCGAGATCGTCGAGCAGCTCCGAAAGGACGACGAGCGGCGACTCATCCCGCCGACCATGACGCTCTACGACGGCGACATGGTCGCGGCCGGCGAAATCCACCGCGAGATCAGCGCGAAATTCACTCTGCCCGAGAACGAAACGGGCAAGGGTGTCGTCGAGCTGCCCGCGCAGTACTACCTCGCCCGCTGGATGACCAACGTCCACAAGCGGTCGAAGAAGAACGTGATCATCACCGTCGAGAAGGACGGGGCCCAATGGTCCGGATTCCTCGACGACCTCGAGCAGTTCAAGGACCCCGAGACCGGTCAGCGCATCGTGCGGGCGACATTCCTGCACGACTACGAACATCTGAAACACATTCTCGTCTACTGCAATCCGTTCCTGCCGCCGGAATTCCAGTTCCCGCGCGTGTTCATCCTCGGGCCGCTGCCCGCGCGGTTCGCGCTGACGCTGACGCTGTTCCTGCAGCTGCTGCGGCTCGAGGGCAACCTGTGGACGCTGCCCGACAACCCGCTCGACCCGTCGCAGTGGCTCGACCTCGACCAGTCGCATTGGTCGCAGGTGGTCGAGCCGGTCGACCTGTTCACCGACTCCTCGACGATCTGTTTCGTCCACTCGCGGTTCAAGTACTTCCACGACGTACAGAAACGCATCACCGATGATGCGCAGCTGACGTGGCAGCCGCGGCGGCACAAGGCCGGCGATCCGCCGCCGTGGCCCGGCGCGAATGTGAAACCGGGCGCGATCATCTGGAAGTTGGTCGACAACTCGGCATGGAACACCGAGACCAGTTTCGGCGGTTCGGTGTGGACCGGGCTCGTGCGCGCAGTCACCGAGATTGCCTCCGACGGATACACCGAGGGTGTCGACATCATCGACGACCCCACCTTCCCGAGCGAGTACGGGCAACCGAACTACTGGGGCACGATTCCCCGTGCGCCGCAAGTCATCCTGCGCGACGGCGAGCACACCGCCATCCAATCGAACTCGTTCCACTGGAAACCGGCGACCGACGTCGGATTCGTAGCCGGAGGACACTCGGCCTACGGCGTAAACGAGCTCATCGGGGCAGCGGTCAACTTCGCCGGGGACCTGGTCAGCGCCATTATCCCAATCGGCGCACCGCCCCTCGGGGGCGTATTCGATGCCCTCGCGAAGCCCCTCTACACCGACGTCGTCGCCGCCTGGCAAAAGATCAAACTGATCGACCGCGCGCAAGAGCTCGGATGGTCGCACCTGCACGAAACCCTTTGCACGGGAAGCGATCGCGCGTACTGGGTGAACGCACTCATCGCGCTACGCACGGGCATCTGGCGGACGTCGGAGAAAACCACGCACACCGTGACCGTCGTCGACGGCATGGAGGGGCTGCGGATCGGTCAGAACGGCAAGGGCAACGCCTGGCTCGGTACCCGCATCGGCACCACCGTCAAGGACTGGGGCGAGCCTGGCCGCGTCTACGTCGACCGAATCAGCGAGCTCGTCCTCGAGTGGGGCCGCGACAAGGCCGTCGCGTGGACCATCACCGTCGGTCACCGCGACCCCGAGGACCCGATTGCGAAAGCAATCGAGATGGCACAAGAGCTGTTCAGCATCACCCGAGACCTGGGTGTCCTGTAGGAAAGGCGATCCGCGACCAATGGCCGGCCGTATCTGGCGTATCGAAGACATCAACCCGGACGACCCGGAAGAACGGTTTTTGCCTGCGCTGCAGTGCATTCCGCTCGGACCGGCGATGCAGAAGATCACGATGCCCGAGCCGCTCGCGCGCATGATCTCCAAGCACCTCACCGAGTGCGGGTGCCCGCCAATGGATCCCGCGCTCGCCACCAAGCAATACCAGCCACCGCGGCGCGGGATCAATCACCCGCTCAACGGTGATGCCGATTGGGTGAAGCCCGGCACCCCGCCGCCCCCCGCGTATCTGGTGCAGGACCCGGAGAGCCTCACCCGGCACGAGCAGGAAGCACAGCTCGAGCGGTATCGGCACATGGGCTACCGAGTCGAGAAACCGGTACCCGAGCCCAGCACGCTCGCCGCAGAGGACGCACTCGACGAACCACCGCGGTTCAACCCCAGCGATCACACCGTGACCGAGGTGTGCGTGTACCTGCGCGAGCTCGGCGACACCGACCCCGTCGAACGTGGCCGCGTCCTCTACGCCGAGCGACACGGCAAGAACCGCAACGGAATTCTCAGGAGGTTCGAATGAGTTTCCGCACTGCCTACGGCAACGAATGGTCCGAGAACGGGTGGCGGATGTGCAACCGCGACGCGTGCGAGCTCGTCGACGGCCCGTGGATGGATACAGCCCCGCTGCGCTCTGGGGCGCCGGCGATCATCCTCGGCGATTTCGTGCGCCGCTACGACCGCGAGGTCGCGCCGGTGCTTTCGGAAGTGTGGGGCTGGTCGGCGCTCAACAACGTGGGCGATTCGAATCACCTGTCCGGCACCGCGGTCGATATCAACGCGCCGCAGTGGGCGTGGGGAGTGCGCACCATGCCCGCCGCCCTCGTCGACCGGATCGAGGCACTCGTCGCCGAGTACGAGGGCGCCGTGTTCTGGGGCCGCTGGTGGGACCGCCCCGACGAAATGCACTTCCAGATCGGATGGCCGGAATCGGATCCGCGACTGGACCGCATCGTCGCGAAGATCACCAACCCGACACCGGCATACAACCCGCGCACCGACCCGTACGTGCGCGCCGGATTCCTGCAACTCATCCCCCCGAGTAGGTGGCCGCAATGACCGTGACATGGGCTGACACCAGCCAGTACAACACCGACAACGGGGGCCGGTCGCTGCCGATCGACGCCTCGTATCCCTGGCCGGTCTACAGCTTTCGCACCAACTCCGGCGACAAGACCGACACCATCGCGGTCGAGAACGCACGCCGGGTGCGGTCGCTGCTCGACTCCGGCAAGCTCGCCCTCGCCCTGCCCTACTACTTTTTCCGGCCCGGGCAGGCCAACTGCGACCTGCACCGTGACGTGCTCACCGAGGGCGGACTGTGGGGGCACCCGCGGCTGGTCACGATGGTCGACGTCGAGAGCGCCAACGGGCAGATTCGCGGCGACCAGTCCGACGAGGTCAACGACGAGGTCGACCGACTGCGCGGCTGGTACGCCAATGCGAAACGCGTAGTCGGCTACCTGAACGCGGTCGCCGACGCCGGACTGTGGCGCACCCGCCCCGACGCGCTGCCGTTCATCACGCCGAACTACAGCCACACCCCCGGCGTGTGGGCGTCGACCCCGCCGCCGAAGTGGATGCAGGCCCTCGCATTCGCGCAGCAGTACACCGACCGCGGCCGGTGCGCACCGTGGCCGAATCCCGTCGATCTCAATCAGTCCCCGCTCGAGCTGCCGCAACTGCTGGCACTGCTCGGAATCGAAGGAGGTACCGCCGTGTCCGATCCCATCGTCGATGGCGCCGGCCAACTGCACCCGTTCGCCGACAAGATCCGGCCGATCCTGCATCCGGACAACGTCAACAGCTCGACCCGATCGCCCGAGGCCGCCTGGCCATATGACATGTGGGCCGACATGTGGAACGAAACCGTCTGGGACGGCTTCACACTGCCCGGCGTCGACGCCGACACCCCGGACCCCGAACGGCATTCGCTCGTCGGCTGGACGCTGACCGGCGTAGCCGAAGGCCGCGACCGCGGCGAGATCCTGAAACGGATCGAGGCCAAACTCGACCAGGCGCTCGGTGGTGCGCAGTGACCGGGCCGGCTATCGAGCCGGACGGCACGCCCTCGCCCGTGCCGACACAGGTGCAGCACCCGTGGCGCACTATCGCCCGCACGATGGTGCAGCTGCTCGTCGGGCTGCTGCCCGCGCTCCCGGTGTTCGTGCAGGCATCGGGGATACCGGAGACAACAGCGGGAGTCGGCGTCCTGCTGGCCGTCTCGGCCGCGGTCGCTCGGCTGATGGCGGATCCGCGGATCGAGGCACTCCTCGCCACAGTCGCGCCGTGGCTGGCCGCCGCGCCGAAGCCGCGCGAGGTCGAGAGGTGACCGACCCGGCGCAGCCGTGGCGATCATGGGCGCGCCTCGTGCGGCTGCGGGTGCGGTTGATCTGGCCCGAGGTCGTGCTGATCGAGGTGTGCGTCCTGGTCGCCGCACTGTGCCGGGGCATCGACTATCTCGCCCCGCCGGTCGGCGGCACGGCCACCCTCTCGGTTATCGAACGAACCATGCCACTGGAGGCGTGGGCCGCAATGTTCATCACCGGCGCGGTGCTCGGACTCGTCGGACTCGTGGGGGACAGGTGGCCGCTCGCCTCGATCGGGCACGCGGTCCTCGCCGCGGCGTATGCGGGCTTTGCCGTGGGCGCCTTCTGCGAGGTGCTTCGCCGGGCACCGGTCGAGGGCTGGCGCACCCCGACCGACTGGCTGCTCGTATTCGCGGTCGTGCATTGGGGTTACGCGGACGCGGCGCTGGATGTGTGGAGAGAGAGGCGGCGGAGTGGATGAGATCTGGCAGCGCGCACCCGAGTGGGCGGTCGGGGCAGTAGTGATCCTAGTGGCGATCGGCTACATCGGCCGGACCGCGGCCGAAACGTCCGAAACGTGGGCCCGGCTGCTGGGCCCGCTGGGGCGCCGTTGGCGCGAACGCGGGGAGCGTCGCCGGCAGATCCGGATAGAGCAGCGCGAAGCCCGCGCGGCCGATCTCGAGGACATGACGCGCCAGCGTGACTACCTGGCGGGTGCGCTCGACACGTGCCGCAGCGAGCACGAGGCGACCGCCGGCTATCTGCTCTACGACGCCCGCTGGCACTACGACGCCGAACTGGCCGCCGCAGCAGCGGGCTACGAATCGCCCGCGCACCTCTCACTGCGGCAGTGGCGGGACGTGAACGGGGTCGGACGATGACAACCCCAGGCAATCCTCCACTACCGCCACAAGGTTCGTATCACCTCGGCAGCGGGTTCGGGCAGAAGGACACCGAGGACGTCGCAACCTCGAAGATGACCGCTGGTGTGCTCGGCACATACGAAGACGTCCAGGAAAAGATCGGCACCAATCTCCACACGCCGATCCTCACCGCCCAGGGCACCGCGAGCGCGGCTCAGGCCGCGGCCGGAACCGCGTACACGCAGGCGCAGGCCGCGATCAACGCCGCAGCGAACGCTGGAAACAAAGCCGATATCGCCTACGAGAACGCGAACGACTGGCAATTGGAGTTCGTGCACTCGTCGGCCGAGGTGGTGCGCGCCACCGGGGAAGTCTTGGTCGGGCCGATGTTGAATGTCCGCGACGGTCAGCTCGCGATTCTGACGGATGTCCATGCCGCATTCTTGGAACAGCACGGCGGGCTGACGTTTGAACTGCGCATTTGGAATCCCGACAACACGGCGTACAGCGTCGCGTACACCGCAGTGATCGAGCCGAATGTGACGCGGCGCCACTTCCCGGCGCTGACGGTCAACGTCGAAGACTTGGAACGGTTCTGGGCGTACGTGACCGACATCGTCGGCAGCGCCCCGCCGACCGTGCTGTCGATATGTGTCGCTGGTGTTTTCATCGAGGATCCGGAGTTTGCATGAAAGCGTTCGAGTACATCTCAGCGAGCCATGGTTTTCAGGAATCGCTGTCGATCCAGCCGAATCGGGAAGCGCTGTGGGCGAAGGCGTTCGGCGTCGACAGTCTGGATGGCATGTTCGATATGACGCCGGTCGAAAAGGCGATTCCACTGTTCGATGCCGCGATCCGCAAGTTCAATTCCGATCCGGAGGAACTGCGCCCCTTTCTTGCGGCCGATGACCCGATCGGGTTGCGCGGTAACCGCGGCGCGCTGGTGAAGCTCCGCAAGCACATGGATCTGTTGGGCGGAACGATCTCAGGCGCGGTCGACGAGGCGTGAGCACGTACGTGGGGCGGCATTGGCCGCTCGCCGTGGCCGCTTGGAGCGACCTCGACGTGTATCACGCCCGCGCGGACGAGAATCCGATTCGGCCGCCGTGGAAGAGCACGAACTCCTCCCGCACGGTGCAGCTGGTGAGCAACCAGCTCGTGATCGCAGACGCGCTCGAAACGCCGTTTCAGGTCGGCGGTGTGTCGTACGAAATGATGCCGTTCACAACGAATTACGGGTGCGAGTACGACCTGCGCATCGACGGCAATATCATTCAGCAGCAGTTTTGGGCGATGGCGATCTCGCCGTCGTGGGCGAAAGTCGGATTCAGCGACCTGATCAATCTGCCGATGGTCGCGATCTGGCGCGACGTGGCGAGCACGACACAGAACATTCGAATCATCATTTACCGTAGTCTCGCGCAGATCGACACGCTCGCGCAGTCCGGCAGCATCGATGGTCTGATCAATAACCAGTGGTACACGCTGACGATGCTGGTCGAGCGCGACCGACTCATCCGCGTATACGTCAACGGCACATTCTGTTTCGCGTACTGGCTGCCCGCGCAATACGCCTCAGGTGTCCTGCGCCGCGGAATCAACATGCTCAACCAAACGACCAACCCGGCCTACGTCCGAAACTTCAAGCTGTTCGACCGGCAATCGGACTTCCCGACCCTCGTCGAGGCCGATTGGGCGCTGACGAAAACTGACGACTTCGACCGTCCCGACGGCGCTGTCGATAACGGATGGGTGCAGGTCGGCACCGACGCCGGCATTGTGGGCGGCAAATGGACGAGCACCGGCACGGCCAACGGCAGCCGGGCGCTGCTCACCAACACCGGCGCCACCGACGGCCAGCAGCGCGTCGTCGGCAAGTTCGGCAGCGCCCCGAACTCGACAGCCGACAGCAGCCTGCTGCTCCGAGTCTCCTCCGACGGCACGACCGGCCTCGCGAGCAACTACTACAACGGCCGCATCTACTTGTCCAGATTCACCGGCGGGTTGGCCAATCCGACCATGGTTGATTACCTGTCCGACGCCGCGGCGCTCGACGGCACCGAGACCGTCGAGTTCGCGTGCGACGCGCAGCACGCGTGGATCAAGGTGAACGGCGCGACTGTGCTCATGGCCGATCTGAATAACCAAGTAGCGGTCGCGAATTCGTGGGCAGGCGCTCGCGTCGAGCGCACCTCGGGCACGAACTCGCCCTCATGGGACCGACTCAGCGTCTTCCGACGCGCCACGTAGCAAGGAGGCACCCGAACATGACCGTGATCAGCGACAAGATCACCGATATCGCGGGGCTCGGCGAAACCGACAACGTCGTGTTCGAAACGATCACAATCCGCGACAACATCGGCGAGACCGCGATCGTGACCACCCGCCGCCACAGCTACGCGCCAGGTGAAGACGGCACTTTCACCACCGACGATCTCGACCCCGGGCCCGCGAGAGTGCGAGTCGGATTGAGCACCTACAACATCGAGATCCCCGACACCAGCGACGCCATCCGGCTGATGCCGCTGATCGAAGCCGCGCTGCCGATGCCGCCGGCCGAAACCGCAGCCGCGGTGCACAACTTCGGCGGTGTCTCGGGCATGAAGGCCGTCACCCAGTCCTGGTGGGACAGCAACCCGCACGACCCAGCCACGTTCTACATCGTGCTGCCCGATTGATCGGAGAAACGAAAATGACTGTCGCACACGAATTCCCGCGATTCCATCAGAGCTTGCTCAACGGCGAGATCAGCGTCGCCCACACCTGGAAGGCGACACTTCACACCGCGAGCTACGCGCTCGACCCGGACAACCACCGGTATCAGTCGAGCCTCACCAACGAGATCCCGAACGGCAACGGCTACACGACCGGCGGTCTTACTGTCGCGAACAAGGTGCTCGCCTACGACGCGGCAACCGATACCGCGTGGGTCGATTGCGACGATCCGGTGTGGGATCCCTCGACACTGTCGAACGTCCGGTACTGCGTCATCTCGGATGTGAATTCTGGTTCGGTCGCAACGAATCCGCTGATTCTGTATGTCGATTTCGAGGCGAACAAGTCGTCGGATAACGCGCCGTTCAAAGTCACTATCAACACCGCCGGGATCCTGCGACTGCAGGCACAGTAGTCATGCCGATCTGGCTACACGGCGACGCACCGGTCGGCGTCTACGTCGGCGAGATCCGGGCCCGGCGCATGTACTTCGGCGATGTCGAGCTATGGAGCGGCGACGTTCCGGTCGATGTACTGGGGCCGCCGGCGCGCGGCCGAGGCACTGTGCCCGCCCCGGCCGTGTCCGCCGGATTCATCGCCGAACTACCCGCCCCGGCCGTCGGTATCGGATCCGCCCCGGCGCCCGAGGTGGTCGGCGGCGTGGGCGGCATCGCGCCGCCCGCGGTCGGCGTCGGCTCGGTGCCCGCTCCGGAGTTCTCCGGCGGCGTGACCATATTCGCGCCGCCTGCGGTCGGCGTCGGCACGGTGCCG